CAGGCCAAAAGAGACGTGAGCCCACCCCAGCCCGGCGGCCTCGCGCCCCTCGGCCGTCTCCCGCGGCGCCTCCGCCTCGTCGGCCTCTCACTCCTCCCCCGGCATCGGCTCGTGGCAGGCTGAGGCGTGGGCCGCCTACGACGAGGTCGGCGAGGAGAGGTTCCTGGCATCGACCCTGGCCGGCCGCCTGAGCCAGGCCCGGCTCTACGTCCAGCACAAGCCCCTGGCGGGGCCCCACTCGTCCCTCCGGGATGACCCGACGGACGCAACGGACACCGCTGCCGGCCCCACGGCGCAGCTGGCCGAGGCGGTCCTGGCGGCGCTGGGCGCCTCGCAGCAGGACCTGGGCCAGATGCTTCAGCGCCTGGCGACGAACCTGTTCGTGGCCGGCGAGGGGTGGCTGGTCGGCGTGCCGCGCCACGTCATCGACGAGGTCTCGCCGTCCTCGGCCCCCGCGATCACCGCCCCCTCGCCCGACCCCTCCCTCAGTGATCTCGTGTGGCGGGTGCTGGCCGTCACGGAGGTCTCCTCCGTCGGCTCGGACGGGCGCACGGTGCGCCTGAACCTGGGCACCGACGGCTCGGCGCCGGTCGAGGTATCGACCGACGAGGTCTACATGGTGCGCGTGTGGCGCCCGCATCCCGCGCGCTACTGGGAGGCGGACAGCCCGACGAGGGCGTGCCTGCCGATCCTGCGCGAGCTGATCGGCCTGACCCGCCACATCAGCGCCCAGATCGACTCCCGCCTGGCCGGCGCCGGCATCCTGGTCGTACCCTCCTCGGCCTCGGCCGCGCTGGCCTCGGACGCCGCGGACTCCAACGCCTACGGCGCGCCGGACCCGTTCGTGGCCGCCCTGATGGACTCGATGCTGCGCCCCATCGAGAACCGGGACGACGCCTCCGCCGTCGTGCCGCTCGTCGTGACCGTGCCGGATGAGGCGGCGGATAAGCTGAGCCATCTCACGTTCTCCTCGGCCCTGGACTCCGGCGCCCGTGACCTTCGGGACGAGGCGATCCGCCGTTTGGCCCTGGCTCAGGACGCCCCGCCGGAGCTGCTGCTCGGCTCGGGCGCCATGAACCACTGGGGCGCGTGGCTGACCCGCGAGGACACGGTGACCACGCACATCGAGCCGGTCCTGGCCCTGATCTGCGACGCGCTGACCAGCCAGTACCTGCGTCCGGTCCTGCTCTCGGCGGGCCTGAACGAGGACGAGGTGCGCACCCTGTCCGTCGGATACGACGTCTCCGCCCTCGTGGCCCGGCCGAACCGGTCGGAGGAGGCGCTGAACCTCCACCGCGCCGGCGCCGTGTCGGACGAGGCGCTGCGCGAGGCCAGCGGCTTCGACGATTCCGACGCCAAGCCACTGGACGAGCGGGCTCTCATGCAGGCCCTCGCCATGGTCACCAAGCGGCCGGACCTCATGGGCACTATCGGCATCGGCCCGCTGACCGAGGAGATTCTCAAGGCGTACAAGGGCGACTACTCGGCCCCGTCGGAGGAGCTCCGCCAACTGGCCGTGCCTCCGACCGTCCCCACCTCCTCGGACGACTCCTCCGCCCCCAAGCCGGACCAGGACGGACCCGGCCGCCCGCCGAGTGGCGCCGACGCCACCGAGCCGGGTAGGGTGCCCAGTAGCGAGGCGCCGATCTCATCAGGCGACGCCCGCCCAGAGTCATCCACGACGGCCCCGGCCGGGGCCTGACCGCCCGCTCACCCCACACTCAGGAGAACCCATGACACCTCCCCCACCCACAGCCGACGCCGCCCGGGCCTACCGCGCGGCGTCGGCCGCCACCTCACAGCGCCGCAACCCGGACGCCAGGCTGACCGCCCACGGCCAGGACGTTGACGCCACGGCGCTGGTCGCCGTCGTTGACGTCCTCGTGATTAAGGCCCTAGAGGCCGTCGGAAAGCGGATCGTACGCGCTGACCGCGCCCGCTTCAACGCGCTCAGGGGCCGTCCTTTCCACGAGGCGCACGTCCTGTGGCCCACGGACGTCCTCACCGTGGGCAAGGCCACGAGAGGTGCGTGGGACGTCGTCCCGGCCCTGCTCGACAATCACGGCTGTCCTGGCGTCGATTCCGGCCGCGTCGTGACCCTGCTGGACGCCTACGTGACTCAGGTCGCAACCCACGGCGCCCCGCACCGCCTGGACCGGCTCGTGACGGCGCTGCGCTACGTGCTGCCGGAGAACGCCCTCATTCGCACGCCCAGCCTGAACCGGGCGTCCCTTGAGGAGGTGCGGTGATGGTATCCCGCCCCGCCCCCACCGACGTCGACCTGCTGGCAGGCGGCCCCTCGGACTGGGAGTCTCCCAAAGCCGTGTCCGATTGGCGCGACGAGATCGAGGAGCAGTACCTCGACCTGGCCGAGCCGGTCCTGAACGACTTCCTTCGCCGTGTTCGCTCCCTGGCCGAGGACGCGCTCGACGCGCCGGTCCTCCTAGCCGCAGGTGACCGGGTTCCTAACCCATTCGCCTGGACATCTGTTCGATCCGCCTGGCAGGCCGCCATCCGGGACCTCGTCCGCGACGACCGCGGCCGGCGCCGCCTGCCCCAGTACGCGACCGTGCAGCGCATCCTGGAGGACTCCGGGCTGCCGGTCGCCGTCTACGAGGATGTGCGGGGCCTCCTCAAGCGCTCCGCCTCGGAGGGCTGGGGCGAGCGCAAGACGAAGATCGAGCTCGGTCGCATGCTCGGCACCTCCCGCCGCAAGGGGGAGGCCACGACGACCTATGCGGCCCGCCTGCGCACACTGGCCCGCACCGCGGCAACAGCGAACGCCGCCCACCGCATGGCGACCTCTGATCTGGCCCGAGAGCGGGGGCGCCTGCGCTGGGTCACGGTCCACGACAACCGAGTGCGCCCCACACACGCCGCGGCCGACGGGCAGGTGCAGGACCTCGGCACCCCATTTCACGTCGGGGACGCTTACCTGCTCTATCCGGGAGACCCTGCCGGGCCGCTCAAGGAGACGGCGAACTGCCGGTGCATCCTCATCCCTACCGACGCACGGCCCGCCGTCAATCAGGCCGTCAACGCCAAGTACCCGTTCTCAGCCATCGAAAGGACTGCCATGAAGCTACGCATCGAGGAGACGGCCCACCGCATGGGCGAGTTCTCCGACCTTCGCGAGGAGCCTGCCGGAGACACCGTCCCGGCGCCGGGAGCCGCCGCAACGGCCTCCCCCGAGGGCCGCTGGGAGGGCGTCATCGCCCGCGAGGGCGAGATGACCGGCGACGGTCGCCTCATCGAGGACGGCGCCCTGCGCTGGGACGATCTGCCCATTCCGCTGCGCGTCGCGTTCAAGGACGTGGGGGGGCACGACGGTGCCGAGGTCTGCGGCCGGATCGAGACCGTCGAGCGTCGGGAGGGCGGGGACATCTACGCCACCGGCACCTTCGACCTGGGAAGCGCAGTCGGCATTGAGGCGTTCCGCCAGGTCAGCGAGCAGATGTCCAACGGTGTCTCCATCGACACGGACGACGTAGCGTTCAGGGTCATGGAGAGGGAGGACGCCACCGCGCCAGGCGCCAGCAGCGACGACTCGCCCGACGAGGGCGGCCTAGTCCGAGTCATGCAGGCGGCCCCTGATGACTCAGTCATGGTTATCGAGTCGGCCCGCCTGCGCGCCGCCACGCTCGTGGCCGTTCCTGCATTCGCCACGGCCCGCGTCTACGCCGCCGGGCAGGCTCCCAGCACCTTCGGGCCCCCTGAGCGCGACGAAAACGTCGATTCTGAGGAGAAAATGGCTCGCTCAGCAGATGCCGACCCCCTGATCCGGGATTCTCTGACCGCTGCGGCTATTCCCACAGCCCCGCCGGAGGCGTGGTTCAAGGACCCGGCCCTGACCGGCCCGACCGCCCTCGTGGTCGAGGACGACGGCCGTGTCTACGGCCACATCGCCGCCTGGGGAACCTGCCACATCGGCCAGGTCGGTAAGTGCGTCGAGCCGCCTACGAGCCCGTCCAACTACGCCTACTTCCGCACCGGCGCTCTGCGCACGGCTGAGGGCACGTCTGTAGCTGTGGGGCATCTCACAATGGGTACCGGGCACGCCGGACCGCAGGACTCCGCCAACGCTGCGGCCGAGCACTACGACAACACCGGGACCGTATTCGCCGACGTCGCGGCCGGTGAGGACGCCTACGGCATCTGGGTCGCGGGCTCCCTGCGCCCCGGAATCTCGGCCGAGCAGGTCCGCGTGGCCCGTTCAGCGCCGATCTCCGGCGACTGGCGCACGATCCGCGGCTCCCTCGAGCTCGTCGGGGCGCTGGCCGTCAACGTGCCCGGCTTCCCGGTGCCTCGTCCGCAGGGCCTGCTCGCCTCCGGCGAGGTGAAGTCGCTCCAGGCGTCCGGCGTCGTGGCTCACGACGACTCGGCCGCGCGCGCCTCTCACCCATCGAACGGTCCCATCGGCTCCAACGGCCTCACACTTGGGGACATCTCCTACCTGAAGAGACTGGCGGAGTCCGAGCGGCGGCGCGACCTCCGGCGCGCGACGGCCGCCGACAGGATGCGAGCCCGCGTCGAGCGCGCCGGTACACTGGCCAAGGCGGCGCAGATGGCGCGCCGTCTCGGGTCCATCTGAGATACTTATCACCGGCCTCTCTAGTATTGCGGTGTCCATGTGGAGTATACTAACCACATGGACACCGCTCGCGTTAAGGAACGCTTTCTCCAGTACGTAGACAAGACCTCTTCCCCTTCAGGATGCTGGCTGTGGACCGGCCATACCGGAGGATCTACAGCCAGATATGGCTATTTCAGCTTTGAAGGCCGAGGCAGGTCGGCTCACAGAGTGGCCTACCTCCTGTGGGTAGGGCCCATTCCTGAGGGGATGGAACTGGATCACGTGAAGGCTCGGGGATGTACATCCAAGCTGTGCGTCAATCCAGACCACCTGGAGCCCGTCACTCACGCCGAGAACCGCAGGAGGTCTAGACTGGACGTGTGCCGCGCCGGGAAGCACGACCTGACGAACCCCGACAACGTTCGATGGGACTCCAAGGGTCAGCGGCGAGGCTGCAAGCAGTGCTGGAAAGACCGGGCGGCTGAGCGTAGGGCCGCTGGGAGGAGATGACCGATGTTAGTTAGATATGCTTGTGGTTGTGGTAGGTCTACAACTCCCCCGGTAGGCACTGAGCCCCGGCCGCTGGCCGACGGCACCCTGCCCGGCGAGGGCTCCAAGGACTCCTCCCCGATCACTCGCTTCTAGAGGTCGCGCCGCCCATCGTCATCGGTTATGATGGTCCCCGTTAGAGGTCTCATGGACTCCTGACGCTGGGTGGATCAGGCAGAACCCCGCACCGTTTGCTCATGGCGGTGCGGGGTTTTGTCTACCCCTATGGAGGGTTGTCCCACTCATAGGTGTATCCTTTGAGTCAACGGCATGGCAGCAGGGCCTCGTGTGTACCCCGCTGGGGACGGGAACCCTGCCCAGCAACGAGACACGGAGGACCCCTCAATATGCGCAAGCACTTCGACATCGCCGTCTTCGCCGATCAGGCAGACGACGCTCCGGTCGAGACCTTCGACCTGGAGATTCCCGAGAACCTGTCCGACCTGAGCGCAGCCGACCTCGGCGATCTGCGCTCCAAGGCCGTCGACGCCTTCCAGACCCTCTACGCCGGTGGAGAGTTCACCGACGAGGACCTTGCCACGCTCGGCACCCTGACCGACGGCATTGAGGTCCTGTCCGCCGAGATCAGCGCTCGCGAGCAGGCCGCTGCCGAGCGCGCCGCCAAGGCCGCTGAGATGGCCGCCAAGGTCGGTGCTGATCAGCCCGCTAAGAAGGCCGCTCCCGCCGACGATGACGCGGATGACGCCCCTGCCGATGGCGACACTTCTGCCGATGCTGATGGCGATGACACGGGCGACGCCCCGGCCGAGGATCAGGCCGACTCCTCCGAGGACGGGGCTGGGGCTAAGAAGAAGGCCAAGGCCGCCGCGGCCGACGTCGAGCCCGAGGCCCAGGTGGACGGCGGGTCCGTCACCGCAGCTGCTTCCCGCGGCCCTATTAAGCTGTCCGGCATCCGTCGGCATGTTCACACTCCCGCACCTGCGATCACTGAGGAGACCTCCGTGGAGGACACCGCTAAGGCCCACCTGACCGTGGCCGACGTTCCCGGCTTCGCCGCCGATTCCGACGCAACCTTTGAGGACCTGGCCATCGCCCTCGACCGCCGCCTCCAGGGCTTCAACTCCGGCGCCTACGCCGCCGCCGCTCGCGCTGGCCGCGCCATGAGCGAGCGCCACAGCCTCGCCGTCGTGCGCAAGCACTTCGACGAGCGCGCCACCGTCTCCTCCCCCGAGTCGGCCGATGCCGCCATGGCCTTCGCCGTCAACGAGAAGAACCTCCCCGGCGGCTCCCTCGTCGCGGCCGGCGGCTGGTGCGCCCCCTCCGAGACCGTCTACGACCTGCTCGAGGACGAGTCTCGCGACGGCCTGATCTCCCTGCCTGAGATCAACGTCACCCGCGGCGGCATCAAGTTCACCAAGGGCCCCAAGTTCGCCGACCTCTACGCGGCCCCCTCCTTCGACTTCACCGAGGAGGAGGCGAAGGCCGGCAAGTACCTGCCTGACGGGGTCGGGGCCAATAAGGTCGGAGCCAAGCCTGTCTACAGCGTGCCCTGCACCGACTTCGAGGACGTCCGCCTCTCAGCGGCCGGCCTCCACATCCAGGCCAACCTGCTCCAGCAGCGTGGCTACCCCGAGCTGGTCGCCCGCACCATCCGCGGCGCCCTCGTCGCTCACGAGCACAAGATGAGCGAGCGGATCATCGCCTCCATGGAGAAGCAGTCCACTGCCGTCTCCCTGGACGCTGGCCAGATCGGCGCGGCGGCGCCAATCCTGACCGCCATTGAGCTCCAGGTCGAGCACTACCGCTACGCGCAGCGCCTTTCCCGCTCCACCACCCTAGAGGCGGTCTTCCCCTACTGGGTGCACGGCGCCATCCGCACCGACCTGTCCCGTCGCCAGGGCGTCGACCTCACCGACGTCAACGACGCCCGAATCGACGCCTGGTTCAAGGCCCGCGGCGTGAGCCCCCAGTTCGTCTACGACTGGCAGGCCCTCACCGGTGATGCCTCCGCCTTCAAGGTCTGGGGCACCAGCCTGAAGTTCCTGCTCTATAGCGCAGGCACCTTCGTCAAGGGCGGCCAGGACGTCATTACCCTGGACACCGTCTACGACTCGACCCTGCTCGGCCAGAACGACTACACCGCCCTGTTCACCGAGGAGGGCTACCTGGTCGCCAAGCGCGGCCACGACGCCCGCGTCGTGACCGTGCCGATCAATCCGAACGGCGGCACCGGCACCGGCATCAAGCTCCTCGCCAACGGCACGGCTGACCCGGCCAAGTGATGACTCCGGGGCGGGCGGCGGTCAGCCCCCGCCCGCCCCGTGATCGTCCCTAGCCAGTCACCGTTCAGCAAGGAGGACAGATGCCCATCATCGCACCGAAGCAGCGCGTCGAGGCGCCCGCTACCAGTCCCACGACCGGCGGGCTGTTCGCCCAGTTTGCCCCCATCGAGGACTCCTCGATCCGCTGGGAGAACGGGGTCACCTGGGAGGACGTTGAGCGCGCCGACATCGGCTCCATCGGCCAGTACCAGAAGCCCGGCACCGTCAAGGGCCTGCCCAAGACCCTGGACAAGCCCAAGGGCGTGACTCTGGAGTCTCTGGAGCCCCTGACCCTCTACGCCGTGTTCCGCACCACGCCTCTCGACCACACTCCGGAGGAGGCCGTCGCCCTCGCGGCGCAGCGCCTCGCCCAGTACGAGGAGTTCGAGGTCGAGAAGGCCCTGTGGTCCGGCGTCAAGGGGGCAGGTCCCGCCCTGATTAATGTTCAGGAGTGGGCCAACAACTCCGGCCCCCAGGACGCGGAGAACGCCTGGAACGCCGCGGAGCACTACGCCCGCACTCCCGGGATTAGGCCTACCTTCCACGTCTCGCGGCGCCTGTGCGGCCTGCTGACGGCTCGCCAGATGTTCGAGTGCAAGCCCGACGGCACGTTCCAGACCAAGATGGGCACCCCCGTCGTGGCCGGGTACGGCTACGTGGACAAGCCCCCGGTCATCGTCTCCACCGGCCCGATCCAGATCTACCGCGGAGACGTATTCACCTCGACCAACGGGGCAGGCGGCTTCGACAGGGGGTCGAACGACCTGACCGCCGTCGCCGAGCGGCAGTACGTCATCGCGTACAACTTCGACGACGCCTACAAGGTCGAGGTCCGCACCGACCCCGGCTCCGGTACCTACAAGCCCCGGACGTTCTGAGCCCAGATGACCTACCGACCAACCAACTTCAACACCAACGGGAAGGATGCGCTGAGCCATGGCTAAGACGCACTCATACACACCAGTGCTGGGGAAGCGCATCCGCGTCACCCCGCTGGACACCTGCGGCAAGTTCGACAAGACGCTGCACCATCCGGTGGCCACCTCCGGCTTCGTGTCGGTCAAGCTTTCCGCCGAGGTCGAGGACGGCACGGAGATCACGGTCCGCAAGGCCGATGGCTCCCTGTGCGTCAACGAGAAGCAGTCGAACACCTTCAAGTATTTTACGGTCGAGCTGGAGTTCTGCGGCGTGAACCCCTCCGTCCTGGACATCGTGACCAACGCCACGAAGTACCTGGACCACGCTGGCGACACCGCCGGCTTCAAGGTCGCCTACGGCAAGATCGAGAAGAAGTTCGCCCTCGAGTTGTGGACCGGGCTGTCCGGCCAGGCCTGCGCGGCCGGTGCTGAGGACGCCAGCGGCTACCTGCTGCTGCCCTTCATCACCGCCGGCACTGTCGGCGACATCGAAGTGGGCGGTGAGGACGCCATCTCGTTCTCCATGACCGGAGCTGTCACCAAGTCCGGCAACGCCTGGGGCGCCGGCCCCTACGACGTGGTCAAGAAGGCCAAGCAGGGGGGCGGTGGCTTCGAGAACGCGAAGCTGCCCGTCCCGCTCGACCCGCTCGACCACCTCCTCATGATCGACACGGCTCTCGCTCCCCCGCCGGACAGCGACCAGCCCGTCACCGTTTCCTGAGCCCTACCCCACCTCAGAGGAACTGACAGCCCCGTAGAGCGCACAAACGCCTTGCGGGGCTGTCGCCGTACCTGCTCCACGTGAAACCGGCTCTGCGGCCCTTAGGAGACTCCTATGGGTATACTCATCCGTGCGGGCACCGCCTATCGATTCTCGGCGGCGTAGCCATCCCGCACCACACACGCGTTGTAGGAGAGGGCATGCAGGACATCGAGAGAGGCTACGGGCCCGGAGACTGGCCGGTCTCCTACAGCGCGTGCGAGGACCTGAAGGAGTACCTGGACGAGGCTGGCCGCCCTGAGCAGCAGCACACCTTCGAGGCCATGGCGACCCAGCTGCTGTGGGAGTGGACGGGCCGCCGGTTCGGGACCGACATCGTCGTGATCCGGCCCGAGCCTGCCGACTGCGTGCCGCCGCCCACCTACCAATCCCAGGAGTACCTGAGGAGTTTCCTCCCGTTCCGCCTGGGGGGCGTGCTACACGACGTCGTGTGCGGCCTGTGCGGGCCCTACTGCACCCACACCGCAGGGACCCCGGCCATTCGCCTGCCTGGGAACGTGTACCGCGTCCACCAGGTCACGATCAACGGCAAGGTACTCCCGCTGGGCGCGTACCGTCTCATCAACCACTCCGTGCTCCAGCTCACGGGACGTACTTCGCCGCTCGGCCCAGATGTTCCGCTTGTATTCCCCCCGGTACAAGACCTCTCTCGGCCGACGACCGAGGAGAACACCTGGGAGATTCGCTACTCGCAGGGCATTCCGGTCCCCGAGGGCGGCCAGGTCGCCGCCGGTGTGCTTGCACTGGAGCTGGCTAAGGCGGCCTGCATGGACCGCGACTGCGCGCTCCCGGCGCGCCTCCAGTCGGTCACCCGGCAGGGCGTTACCGTGCAGGTGCAGGACGACTTCGACGAGATGCAGGGGGGCCGTACCGGAATCTGGCTGGTGGACTCCTGGGTCGCCTCGATCCGCAAGCCCCGGCAGGCCGCTCGGGCCTACAACCCCGACGACTACGCGCGCCGTCAGCCGTCCAATCGCCGTGGTGGGGTGATCCGGTGAGCCCGGCCCGCCGGAGCCGGCAGCCGAGCGAGGACTACGCGGCCCTGTCCGGCCGCGTCGCCTCTCCGAAGCCGCCTGTCGTCCACACCACCGCGCTCGCTCTGCTCAAGGGCGGCGCGGCCGCGCTGTCCAACGCGGTCTCACAGGCGTACGTCGCCCCCGGCGCTGAGGTGGCGTGGGATGGGTGCTGCGCGGGACACCTCTACGTTCGCACCGTCTCCGTCTCTCCCGTCTTCGGTCCCCGCGCCGCCGACGGCGAGGCGTGCTCGGTGCGCTACTGGGCCGCTACCTACGCGCTCGGGACGATCCGCTGCGTCGAGGTCGTGGACGACCGCGGTCGAGGGCCCCGCCCTTTCAACCTGACGGCTGACGCAGCCGTGCTGCACCAGGACATGGCTGATCTGGGCAAGTTCCTCACGTCGTCCACGAACTCCGACGACATGGACTGGCAGGCGTACGGACCCGACGGCGGATGCGTGGCCGGCGAGTGGACTTTCACCGTCCGACTCAACTGCCCGTGACCTCCTAGGTGAGTGTGAGATGGTTCACGTAAAGGTACGGTTCAAGGGCCCCATTCGGGAGGAGAAGGTGGCCCAGATCACTAAACAAGCCGCCCTGAAGGCGTCCAAGCGTACTCAAGGGCGCATTCAGCGCAACATCCGCGCCAAGGGCCGGGTGAACTCCGGCCGCATGGTGAACTCCGTCACCATTGAACGGGTCCCGGGTAAGCATCCCCTGAACCCGACCTTCGAGATCGGAGCGCGTACCCCGTACGCCGCCTATCAGGAGAAGGGCACCAGAGCCCACGGGCCCGTCAAGGCGCAGCGCATGGTCTTCACCCCGAAGGGGTCCAGTAAGGCCGTCTTCGCGAAGTGGGTCAGAGGCATCAAGGGGGCTCACTTCGTCCGCGACGCGGTCCGGCTTATCAAGCCCTCTGACTTCCATTAGAATCGCCTCATGGCTACTATCACGATCCCCGGCAAGACCCGGAAGTCCATCACCGTTGAACTGGTCGGTACCGAGTACAAGGTCCGCCCCCCGAAGACCGCCGTCGCCATCTTCCTGTCCCAGGCGCTCAAGGACGCCGGCGAGGACTCGGAGAAGCTCATCGACGGCCTGGCGAAGTGGTGCTACGTTCTCTTCGGCAAGGAGATCGGCACCGAAGTCGTCAAGCGGCTGAAGAACCCCGCCGACGACCTCGACATCCCCGACCTGACCGACCTCATCTCCGCCGTCATGGAGGAGGCTGGGGAGAACCCTCCTACGTGATCCAGCGCCTGCTGGCCTCAGCGCACAAGGAGTGGGACTACATCGACGGGTTCTGCCTCGGGCACGGGATCGATCTGGAGACCCTGCCCCTGAACCGGTTCTGCCACGTCATGTGGTGGATACTCACCCGCAACGCCGAGGACGAGGGCGCTACCGAGAAGCTGAAGAGGGACCTGTGGCTCCCACCTAAGGGTGTTGAGGTCACCGATCCGCGCAGCCCCTGGTACTCGGGCAATGAGGCCAGCGGGTTCGGGTCCCTTAAGTCAGCCCTCGGGATGTGACAGCACCTATAGGACACGCCTATGCGGGCGGTATCATGGCCCTAGACAGGAGTCGGGCCGCGATGCCGCCCGCTCGACGTACGAGCGGGGAGGGTAGCCCGTGGCAGACAAGATCGGCGAGGTCGTCGTAGAGGTCGGCGCTGACGCACGCGACTTCCGTGGCGACGCTGAGCGAGGCATCGAGAAGAGCCTCAAGAAGATCGGCAAACGGATCGAGCGCGCCGCCGAGAAGTGGGCGCGCGAGATGCGCGACTCCGTCAAGGACGCGCTCGATGGGCTGGTACTCCAGGTCAACGCCAGGATTGACCCGAAGGACCTCCGCCGCATCGAGACGGCCATCGCCCAGACCAAGGCGGCCCCCAACGTCGACATCTCCAAGCGTGATCTGGAGGAGATCAAACAGAAGCTCCGCCAGGCCGACTGGCGTACGCCGGTCAGACCGGTCCTGGACGACAACGCGGTAGCCAAGATGGGCCGCGAGCTCGACGAGATGCGGGCCTCGATCAAGGCTCGCGTGGACCTGGACGAGGGGTCACGGCGCAAGGCTCTGGAGGCGATCCGCAAGACCGAGGCAGACATCGACGCCAGGGTCGAGATCGACGGCAAGGACGTTGCCGAGATCAAGGAGCGCATCGCCAACATCAAGTCCGATGTCAAGGTTGACGCCTACCTTGAGAAGGCCGCTCAGCTCAAGATCAGGGAGCAGATCAACCGGATCGATGCCAAGCTCTCGGCCGATGCCGAGCTCTCCGACGCCGCGCGCAAGCGTATCCAGGGACAGCTCAAGCTCCTCGGCGGCGATATCGAGGCCCATGCTCATCTGTCTGAGGCGTCCAAGAAGAAACTGAAGCACGAGCTCAACGAGCTCGACGGCAAGGCCACCGTCAACGCCGATCTGGACGACGGGAAGGCCCGGTTCGACCTGAAGCGGCTCACCGCTAAGCCCCGCTATGTGGACATTCACGTACGGCTGGCCAAGGCCTCCGTGGCGAAAGTCGCTACCGAGCTGAAGGCACTCGCCGGCGGGAACATCTTCGCCAACCTGAAGAACTCCCTGAACGATATCTTCACCAACCTGGACACCTTCGCAGTCAAGGCCGCTACAGCGGGAACCGCTATCCTCGGCCTCACCTCCGTCGTAGGGGCAGGCTTGGGAACTGTGGCGCAGTTCGGAGTCAGCCTGGCCCACACCTTGCCGGCGCTGCTGGCTATGCCTGGCATCCTTGGAACTGCCGCCGCCGGCGTCGGCATCTTTGCGGCCGCCATGTCGGACGCCTCGACCGTTCTGGAGGACTTGGGTCCGTCCTTCGAGGCCCTACAGGACTCGATCTCGACGTCGTTCTGGGGGCAGGCCGAGGGGGCTGTGCGTTCCCTCATCGTCAATGGTCTGGACGCACTGACCCCGGCCATCTCTACCGTGGCCGCAAATATGGGGTCCATGACGGCGGCAGTGGCATCCGCCGCCGAGGACCACATCCCAGGCTTCCAGGCCTCCCTGGGGTACCTGGCCGAGGCCATGGACATCGGCGGCGATGGCGCGGGGGCCTTCACTGATGCGTTGCTGAGCCTGGGCGAGGTCGGCGCGAAGTACCTGCCGTCAATCGCCGAGTGGGCGAACGGTGTTGCCTACTCCTTCCAGGCCTGGGTGCAGGCCAAGATCGCCTCCGGTGAGATGGATCAGGCCATCCAGGCCGCCGCCAAGACCTTCGGGACCTTGAAGGACATCGTCTTCGACCTGGGCGGCATCCTGGCCGGGGTCTTCAAGGCCATGGCTTCAGGATCGTCCTCCATCGACTCAATCGCCTCGGCCCTGGACAGTGCCAATAAGGCCGTCAACGGGCCGCTGTGGCAGGGGACCCTGTCCACGATCTTCAGTGCGATGGGGGATGCCGCCTCGCACGCCTTCGCCGGCGTCGGCTCGCTCGGCCAGGCGTTCGTGTCCCTAGCGCCCACCCTGTCCACGATTCTGCCTCTTGTGGGGCAGATCATCGAGACGGGGCTCAAGGGCATCTCCGGGGCTCTCCAGGACCCGGCGTTCCAGGGCGGGCTGGTGGCATTCTTCCAGGGTGTCCTGACGGCCGTGCAGGCCCTTGCCCCGGCTATGCCGGCCCTGGGCCAGGCCTTCGGCGCGATCGCCACAGTGGCGGGGCAGCTGTTGGCCGCCGTCGCCCCACTCATCGCCCAGCTGGTCGAGCAGCTGGCCCCGGTGTTCACCCAGCTAGCCACTCTGCTGACTCCAATCATTGAGCAGCTGGCCACGGCGCTCATGCCGGTCATCCAGGCCCTCGGTCCGGTCCTGTCCGAGCTTTTCGCAGTCCTCGGCCCGCTCATCACTGAGCTGCTGGCGGCGATCGTTCCGGCTATCCAGCCCATCGTGGAAGCGACGGTGTCTGCGCTGATCCCCGCGATTCAGCTAATCGGGACCGTTATTCAGGCGCTCATGCCGATCGTGATGCCGGTCATCAGCGTGATTCAGAACTCTATCGTCAGCATGATGCAGGTGATCCAGGGGATCATCAACGTAGTCATGGGGATCATTACTGGCGACTGGTCCAGGGCCTGGGACGGCATCAAACAGATAGGTTCCGGAGTCTGGAACTACATAACCGGCGCCTTCTCAGGCTTCGGGAATCTGATCGTAGCCATCGGAAAAGCCGCATGGAACCTTCTAGGGGCGGCTATTTCGTCGGCCTGGGACGGAATCAAGTCCGGCGTAGGTGCGGCCCTCAGCTGGATCGGCAGCATCATCAGCAGCGGCTGGTCCTTCGTGAAGAGCATCACCTCCTCCATGTGGAGCGGCATCGTGAGCACGGTCTCATCGTGGGTCAGCAACATGATGAACTTCGTCACCAGCATTCCGTCGAAGATCAAGAATGTGTTCAGCGACGCCCCGTCGTGGCTGTGGAACGCCGGCAAGAGCATCATCCAAGGGCTCCTTAACGGAATCAGCTCCATGTTCTCCTCGGTGAAGAACAAGCTGTCCTCACTGACCAACATGCTTCCGTCCTGGAAGGGCCCCGCCCCTGTCGACAAGGTCCTGCTCACTCCCGCCGGCGAGATGATCATGCAGGGCCTCATCAAGGGCCTGGAGAGCCAGTACGGGGCCGTCCGCTCCTCTCTCCAGGGCCTGACCGAGGACCTGACTAAGCCCGCCACGATCGGCCTGAGCGCCGACGTGCAGCCGCTCCCGGCACGGGCTTCGACCGGCCGACCGAACCCGGCCCCCGAGTCCGCTGGATCGTTTGCTAAGGGAGGACAATCAGGCGCTACAATCAACATCACCAACAACTATCCGCAGGCCAAGCCGGACTCCAAGACTCGCGACGAAGTCGCCGAGGGGCTGAGGCTGGCTGCCATCATCTGAGGGGGGTCACCCACCCATGGCCATCTATTCCCTAGACGGCACCGATCTGGACGATGTGCGTCAGCGCTGGGTGCTCACAGAGGGGACAACACTATCGTCCCGCGGTGAGCCCTGGAACGCCTCCGTGGACATCCCGGGCCGATTCGGCGTGCTGCCAATCGCGCCGAGCGTTCTGAAGTCCTCCACCGTCGCCCTGAAGTTCGCTGTGTTCTCCTGGGCCGACGGCCGGAACGGGAATCGCTGCAAGGGCGGCCTAGCGCAGCTTGAGAAGAACTATCAGGACCTGCTGCGCCGTCTGTACGCGTTCGGACGAATGCAGACCCTCCAGTACACGCCTGCCGGACAGCCTGTCCGGGAGGCTCAGGTCCGGCCGACGTCGTCCGTCGAGCCTACTTTCGACCCCCACTCAGAGACGATCACGTTCACAATCACCTACGAGAGCGTCTCCGGCCTGTGGAGGGGCGTGGCGGACATCGAGGCGCCCTTAACGGACATGTCCCCGTTCAATGGCTGCGTGATGCCGATCCCAGACGGGAAGCTGATGCTTGAGCCGACCGCCTCCACCTGCACCGTGAGGGACAACGTCTCGGGCACGTCGTTCACATTCACAGGCACCCTGAACGGCGGAGAGCATCTACTGGTCGACATAGCCCGCTACCGGGCTTGGAAGAATCCTTCCCCGGGATGGGAGCCGGTGTCAGGTGCCCGCCCCGCCGATGGCGAGATTTCGATGAGCCCCGGAGGCTTCCGAGCGACGCCCGACGCGGACGGTCATATCTCGATGACGCTAACCGGCACGGCCGGCCGCTTCCGCGGAAGGATGGCCTACTGATGCCCCGCGATCTCTCCTTCGCCCGCGGCCTGGCCATGCGCTACGTAGCCTACGACCAGGCCACCGGCCAGCGCCTAGGAGTGCTCCCGGATGCGCTGGCCGGCACGTTCACGTGCCCCCGCCAGGCCACCCCCTCGCTCACCCTGTCGTATCCGAACGGGGACCTCGGCGTGCGCGGTAACCTGCTGGATACTGCTGCGGAGATCGCCGTCGAGCTCTGCTACGACGGCCAGACCTGGCACGAGCCGTACAACGCCCGCTTCACGAACCTGTCCTCGGAGTGGAACCTCGTGGACGACGGCACCGAGCACCGCCGCGCTGACCTCATTCACATCGGGCACCGCCTGGAGGGGGCCCTTGTATGGGAGGTCCCCTTCGCCGCCATGGACAAGGACGGCAAGTACCGCTTCCGTGATCGCAACGCCGGAGAGATTCTGCGCACCGTATGGGACGACGCCGTCAAGCGGGGTTGGGGCAAAGGCCTGAACCTTGACGTCTCCACATCAACCGATTCGGCGGGGCAGCGCTGGGCGTTGATTACTACCATAGCCTTCGATCCGTCGGTGTCCATCAAGTCCATTTTGGACTCTCTCATGAACATGGGCATGCTGGACTACCGCTGGCGTGGCCGCACGCTCCAGGTCTACAACCCCGACGCCGCGCTCAAACGCGAGAATCTGGACGTGGTGTGGCGCCTGTCGGCAGGCACGAAGTCGGCCCCGGAGAAGCTGGACTGGTCTCAGCTGTGCACTCACGTCCTCGTTAAGGGGGACGAGGGGAAGACCTGGACCTTCCCCAACCCCGAGGCGCCCGCGGGAATGCCCCGTACCGAGAAGGTCGTCAGCGCTGGCGGCGTAACCCTGGAGGGTACTGCCCGTAAGGTGGCTGACCTGACGCTGAAGACCGGTGCCTCCCCGGCTGCTGAGGTCAAGCGCGAGTGGGAGGCCGATGACCTTCAGTGGCTGCCATTCGAGGACTACGCCCTGGGCGACTGGATTCAGGTCGAACGCAGCAACGGCCTGGAGAAGATGCGCGTCACCCAGATTTCAATCTCAGTGACCGAGAACGGGCGCTGCCAGGGCCACACCACCTTCGGGACCATGCTCGATGACGTCCTATCGCGCCTCGCCAAGCGTCAGAAAGGGGTGCTAGGGGCTGTCAATGCCGACGGGAAGAATCCCAGACCGGAAAAGCCGAAGAGCAAGTACGCCCCCCTGCCTCCGCAGGGTCTCGTAGTCTCTACGGACGCGGTTATCGGGGCCAAGGGCTACGCCGAGGCCGTCGCTACTCTGAAGTGGGACGCCGTGACGACGGACACTCTTGGGGTGGCCGTAGACGTGACCGGCTACGAAATCTCCTCCAGGCCGCTGCCCCTCCTGTCCGGCCCGATGCACACGTCCAAGGAGACGACTGCCCAGCTGGATGGACTCATCCCGGGCGCAAAGTACGCCTTCGCTGTTCGAGCCGTCACGGCGGACACTACCGGCGCCTGGTCGCTGGAGGTTCAGGCCACCATGGCCTTGGATACTACCCCGCCCCCGATCCCGACGGCTCCGGTACTCACCCAGACCCTGGGCGTGCTCGGAGTCTACTGGGACGGCAAGGGCACCGGCGGGGCTGGGATGCCGCTGGACTTCGCCGGCGTAGAGGTGTCAGTGCGCGAGCCCGGCAATCCCCCAATTAGGTTCACGGATATGCCGGCCCCGGTGCAGCGCACAAACCTGGCCGGCTTAGAGATTCGAGAGTGGGAGGTAGCGCTTCGCACTTACGATCGCTCCGGCAACCGCTCCGAGTGGGGTCCGCGTGCTCGGATAACGCTAGAGCAGAACATTGATGCCGACGCGATTGCGAAACAGGTTGAGGAGAAGATCAAGAACAGTGACGTCATGCAGCGTGCCGCTCGCGAGGGCACTCTCAAAGAAATGAAGCACCTCACCGAGGCGATGGCCCAAGTGGCCACGAGTCTGGTCGACTCCGGCCCGATCCCGCCTGACTCGGGTAAAATCGGCTCCAGCATGTGGGTCGCCCCAGATGGGCGAGTCTTCGTGCTCCGAGCGGAAGGAGACAAGTAATGCAGCCGTATGTAGCCGCTAAGCAGTGGAAGGACGGGTTCGGCGTTAACGAGACCCGAATTACCGCAGCCGACCTCACCCACATCGAGGACGGGATCAGCGCCGCCACCCAGGGCGTCACCAATGTTGAGACCTCTGTCAACACCCTAACCTCCCGCGTAACCTCTGCGGAGAACAAGGCGAAGGCCACGGACGGATACATCCTCGGCACGAAGGCGGAACTAAAGTCGGATATCCTGAAGGCTGTCCCGATCGGAACCATCGTCATGTGGGCTACCGACGTCCCTCCGGAGGGTTGGCTGCTGTGCAACGGGGCTACGGTCAGTCGAGCCGCCTATGCCGAGCTGTTCAAGGTGCTGGGCACCTCCGTCGGAAACGTCGGCAGCTCCGCATTCAAAATCCCGGACCTGAGTGGCCGGTTCCCCCTCGGAACCAGCAACACCCACAACCTTCACTCCACGGGAGGCGCTGAGACGCACACACTGACCGTCTCCGAGATGCCGGCCCACGACCACGGCATCGGAGGGAATATCGTTCAGCGTGGTTCCGGTAGCGACGCATTCCGGGAACTCGCAGGCGCATACCCTGGCAGCAATAACCCCTCCAGTCAGAGCATAGGTGGGGGGCAGCCCCACAACAACATGCCCCCCTACTACGGAATCAATTTCATCATCCGCGCGAAGTGACTCAGAAAGGAGGTAGGCCATGTCCGGACCCCTGAACCCGGCCGCCGCCCCCGAAGGCGCTCGGGGCGGCCAGTACGTCACCGTCCCCGCGTTCGCCGCTCCAGGCCATTCCGCCCCCTCGAACACGAGGGACGCCCCCGACTCCACAATCGTCTACTCCCCGAAGGGGTGGCGTTGGGAGGAGGCTGGCGACGACTACTCCAAGGCCGTCTCCAAGGTCACTTCCGCCGCCATGGAGGGGGCGGTCCGCCGCATCAAGTCCTCCATGGGTGAGGTCTTCTACATCCGTGGAGCAGAGGACACGCGACCCCCGTTCGATGGGGGCGCGATCGGCGACACGTGCCGCGTCCAGGACGCCCAGACCCTTGACATAGTTGCCGAGTGGCGGTGGAACGGCACCTCCTGGGAGCGCATGAAGGTCACCAGCGAGCAGATCAGCAACCTCGACGTCGGCAAGCTCACCGCCGGCTCCGCCAACATCGCCGAGATTACGGCCAGGAGGATAGCCTCCGACGTGGGGCGCTTCCTTGAGCTCACTACCGACCAGCTCACCGTGACCGGCAACGCGTCCTTCGTGAATGCCACCGCCCACCACGTGTGGACCAAGATCATCACTGCTGATGTGGGGGAGTTCGAGCAGATCAAGGCCGGTATGCTAGCCGCTAACTCGGTCGCTGCCGACAACATCCAGGGTGGAGCTATCGACGGCCAGGTCATCACCGGCGCTACGATCCAAACCGACCGCGCCGGCAGTCGCGGCATCAAGATTGATACGTCCGGCATCCGGGCCTACGACGGCCGATCCACGAACACCACCTTCCAGGTGGACGCATCTACCGGGAGGGTGAAGGTGCTGGGCGAGGTCGGTATTCAAGACTCCTGGTCAATCGCCAAGTTCATCGATATCGTTGAGAAAGAGTCCGGTAACGACATTGGCGGGCTCGGAGACCGCTGGGGTGTGGGTCTCTATATGAACAGACTGGTATCGCCGTATAATTTCCCAGCCCTCATAACCTTCAAAGAGGACCCCGCCGTGCGGGGGGGCATTCTGTACTTGCAAGCCCCGTCCAACGCTAACGGAAACTCCCCCAATATTCGTCTCTCCTCGACCAGCTTCGATGCGTACTCCGGGAAGACCGCTACATGGTCTATGTCGGCCAGTCGCACCGGCTTCAGCGCCGGGGCCGCCGGGCAGGGAACCATTAACGTTAACAACTACATGGCTACTATAGCCGTTGGCAGTTACCGGACTTGCCTTGAGCTGCAAGGGGACAGCTTCCGCATGGACTCCCCTACCGATAGATGGCGTGGAGTATGGGGCCACAGCAGAGCGTCAGCGCTCGGCTGGGACCAAAACCACCAGGTAGTCGTAGATAACAACGGCTTCCGGGCTGTCGGAGGCAAGACCTTCATCATGCGCGTCCCGGGAGAGTGGCAGAAGCGCCACATGATGCTCCAACATGCCTGCACGGAGTCCCCGTATGACGGAATCGAGTACTGGGAGAACGTCGAGCTCGACTCAGCCGGACGCGCTACATGGGTCCTACCGGACTATGTCCCGAAGATCGCGTCACCGACGGCACCCTGGGCGGCTCTCACGTCCTCGGCAGCGACGGCAACCGTCGTCAAGACCGGGTACGGGACGGACGCCGAGCCGTGGCGAGTTGAGGTGGAGGGCAAGCCCGGCGAGGTTGTTTCTGTCCTCGTCAAGGGGGCTCGCCAGATCGACACCTGGGACCCTGAGACCGACGCGGTGACCTTCCGTGACCGATCCAGGGAGTCGGTGTGGGTCCTTCCCCCGGCTTCCGGTCCTGACGACGCGGATGCCGGCAGCGCCGTCGCCTACGATGATCGGGGCGGGTACGGGCCCTCACCCATCCCGCCCCAGGAACCGCCAACAGAAGACACTCAGGAGGACTAATGACACCTCAGACACCGCAGGTAGATGCCATCGCCGTGATCGACGCCCTTACGGCGGAGATCGCGGCGCTGACCCGTCGCGCAGTGATCGCGGAGCAGCGAGTCATCGACCTGGAGAAAAGGCTCCAGGCCGCATCCGAGAAGAAGGAGAGCAAGTGACAGTTCAGTCTGTGGCGGCGCGCATCGCCCGCCGAATCTGTGACCAGGAGGACGTCGGCTACAGCCAGCCGGATCGGCGCACCTGGTACGCCAATGCTAACTGGGAGGGGCACGTCTCCTCTCCCCAGAACGCGGACTGCTCCAGTCTCGTCTGCGGCGCCATCTGCTACGGCATCCACGACACCTACGGGGCTGGCTGGGGTCACCCCGCCCTCCCCGAAATTAATGACCATTGGACTGGCAACATGAGAGCCGGTCTGGAGGCCAGAGGCTTCAACGAGGTCCCCTGGGCCGACGAGAACCTCACCCCGGATGGCGGTTTCCGTGCCGGTGACGTGATCCTGTCCGCCGCGAACGAGGGTGGCGTAGGCCACGTGGTGATCACCGTCGAGGATGGGGGCGACCCCCTCGTGTCTGAGGCGTGGATCGCCGAGGACGGGAGCATCGACGGCTACCTCGGTGACCAGACCGGCCAGGAGACCCGCACCGTCCGCTACTCGACGCACCCTCACACGCAGCGGGGCGCCTGGACATCGTGCCATAGGTTCGACGAGGGGAAGTTCCTGTCGCAGTGGCCCGAGTTCGCGAAGACTAAGGCCGCCCCGGCTGGGCCCGCGGTTCCTGCCCCCACTGCCTCCGGCGCGCCGGCACACGCCCACGGCATCGATGTCTCCAGCCACCAGGCTGGCCTGAACATCGGCGCCCTGTGGGCAGACTTCGTGATCGTCAAGGCCACCGAGGATGACGACTACGTGAACCCGTACATGGTCTCTCAGGCCAACGCCACGCTGAACGCCTCGAAGCGCCTGGGGCTCTACCACTTCGCCCGTCCCGGTGACGCCGCCGAGCAGGCCAACTACTTCGTGACCGCCGTTGGAGCTCTTCGGGCCAAGGCCACTCTGTGGCTCGACTGGGAGGCGAATGCTGTGGCGCAGGGTCCGAGCTGGGCGAAGTCCTTCCTCGACACGGTGCGGTCCTTGACCGGCGCCACGCCGGGCATCTACATGAACGGGTCCGCCGTCAACGGCTACGACTGGTCGGCCGTCGCCAACCAGTACCCGCTCTGGTACGCAGGCGGCCCCGACTACAGCGACTACGGGACCTCCTACAGCGACCCCGCCGTTCCGAACGTCTCCTACTGGGGCGCCCCGCTGATCCATCAGTACACAGAGGATGGGCGCCTGCCCGGCTACTCCGGCACGCTGGACCTGAACCGCCTGCGCGACCGCGCTACCTGGGATCGGATGATCGGAGGCGGGGCAGGCAGCTCCACCTCTAGTCAGGCATCCTCAGGAGAGGCCCAACTCGCGGTGGACGGCGAGTACGGCTACGCGACGGTAGGCCGCCTTAAGGCAGTCATGGGCGCCGTCGGCTACGAGGAAGTCTTCGCCGTCGCCAACCTGCGACGCTTCCTCAACAGGGTAGTGCCTGCCTCCACGATTCAGCAGCTGACCGGCATGTACCGGCTGCCGGAGGACCGGGGTTGGGACGAGGACGCCGTGAAAGTCTTCCAGTACCTCGTGCTCGCCTGGAACAAGCCAGGCGTGCCATCCGGCTGGACCTTCGGCGACTGGGTGGACGGCGACTTCGGCGAGGCCACGGTTAAGGCGCTCCAGCTCGCGCTGAACGCGTCCAAGACCAACAGCTTCCAGCTGTGGTGAGATCGTGACATCGGTGTGACCTATTGAAGGCTCACAGACTCATAGGGATACACTAAGGACGGGGACTCGTGGAAGTCCCCGTCCTTACCTATGGAAGGAGCACATGTGAAGTACGCCTCCGCAACGTTCTGGGAGGGTCTGGCCGAGCGGGCCATCTCCACCTTCGCGCAGTCCCTGGTCGGCGCCTTCGGTGTCGGCAGCTCGCTCTTCGGCCTGGACTGGAAGGGCGCCTTGGGCATCGCCGGTGCCGCCGCCCTGGCGTCGATCCTGAAGTCGTTCTCCCTGCCCGAGGAGACCGACCGCGCTGTTGCTACCGCCGCGGACGAGGCCTACGCCCCGCGTCACGCCTCCGGCATGGCCGGCTGAGGTCCGCCGTGGTCTCAGTGGAGTCGTCCCCGTCGCCGATCATCGCGATGCTGGCCTCGCCTGACGTGATCGCGGCGGGAACGGCTCTGCTGGTCGCACTCATCACCTGGCTCAAGATCACGATCAATAAGTATCAGCAGCGCCTAGAGGAGAGGATGACTCGGATGAACGTTCACGTCGTAAGGGCAGCCAACGCCGCAGAATCCGCTTCTGAGGGCGTCCACAACAACCACGACTCGAACCTTAGAGACGACTTAGACTCCAAGTTCGGGCAGGTTCTCGACGGTCTATCGCACCTGACTACGGCGGTGGACGAGCTACGCGAGTCAGATCGTCAGCACGAGGCACGCATGGCCCGCATGGAGAGCCAGATCGAGGGGGTCCGCAATGACGCCCGCACTGATAGGTCTCACCTATACACGGAAGTCCAGTCATTACACGATCGTATTGATAGAGTAAAGGCTGAGACGAAACCGTTACGTCAGGAGCCTAGATGACCTCCCCCGCTGCAACGATCACCGGCCGCGTAGTTGGACCAGACGGCCTGGGGCGTCTGGGCCGGATCACCCTCACCCCCTCCAGCCTGGAAGCGCCGCTCCCGACCCAGGCCATCCTCGCGGGACGCGCATCGTTCCGCCTCGACACTGACGGATATCCGGTAGGCCCTACTGGACGATCAGTAGTCCTCTCCCCAGGAAACTATGAGATAGATCTCAATATTCCCGGCGACTCCGGGGTCCACCTACGCCGCCGGGTAGCGCTCTCCCCAGGCCAAACCTTCACGCTCGCGGAGCTTCTCTCGGGGACCTACACCCCGCCGCCACCCGCGCCCCAGCCTCCGACGGGCGGAATCCTGACCCCAGGAAGTCACGAGGTCCGCCATGACCCCCACTCGGACGTTCTGGAAGCCGCCAACCCTATAGAGGTCGTCGATCTCGGGGACGGGGTCCTCACCTGGCACAAAATCAATGATGGGCTGGTCCGACCAGCCGGCCAGGGCGTCCAGAATTCGGACACACCGGGTATCCTTGAGGCTATGGATAAGGCCGAGGTCATAGACCTAGGCAATGGAGCACTCACCTGGAGGTAGACGGCTATGACCGATCTCACTTGGTACAGCCGAGAGGGCGCCGACCAGCGCTTCCTGACGAAAAGCGAAGCATCCTACCTGGCCTCGAAGGAGGAGAGCGCGCAGGGCGACGCCGCACTGGGCAGCCGGATCGATGCCGTCAAGGAGACGGCCGAGGCTGCCCTGCCGTCGTCCACCGCAGCCGCTACCTACGCCACCAAAACCGAGCTGGCTCAGGCTCAGCTGGGCGGCGGGGGGCAGGCCCCGGACCTGTCCGGATACCTCACTCGCTCGGACGCGTCCAGCACGTACGTCACCAAGTCAGATGCGCAGGCGACCTACCCCACTAAGTCCGAGGTGGCCGCGACCTACGCGACGAAGTCAGACCTGGCACAGGCCGGGGGCGGCGCCCCCGCCCCGTCGCCTGCCCCGGCGGGGGCCCCGCTTGCGGCGCTCCCGCTCCGTGCTGGTCAGCCAGTCCCAACGGTCGGATTCTTCGGCGACTCGTGGTCGACTGAGTCGATGATGGGCGCGGGCTTCAACCTGCCCGCCACCACCTCGCGCCTGCTCGGGTGCATCCCAGTCGTCTCATCGGTGGACGGCTCCGGATTCGCGCACTCCGTCAGCGGCAAGGACGCTTTCGAGGCGGACGCTCGCGTGGACGCGGTCTGCGCGGCGGCTCCGAACCTGATCGTCACCGTGGGCTCCCTCAACAGCGACAAGGTGATCGAGAACGGTAACGCCGACGGTTCGAATATCACCGCGGCGGTCAAGACCTTCGTCGAGAAGGTCCGTGCCAAGCTGCCTCAGGTGCCGATCGTCGTGGTGGGCGCTGAGCCCTCGTCAGTCGCCCGCTTGATCTCCTCTCCATCACACATCAACGTGAAGGCCGCTAAGGCCGGGGTTGAGGCCACTGGCGGGGCTTCCGCGGGCGTGGCCTTCGTCGACTGGATGGGGGTGGCGGACAAGCAGGCGGTGACGTGGCGCGATGAGCGCGTCTGCGCCACCGACGACATCGTCGTCTACGGCGGTGTCGCCTACCGCGTGACGCGGCCCTGGGTTCCTGCCTCGGGAGTCACACCCGCCTCCAAGGACGCTCCGGTCGTCCAGGTGTCGGACGTCCTGTCAGGTACCGGCAACGAGAGAGACAAGAAGGGCGACGGCACCCGCGACACGCTCCTGATGAGTGACGACACGCACCCGACGAAGATCGGGGCGATTGCCTTCGGCGCCGCGCTCGCGAAGCACGTTGGTGACGCGGTGGCCTTCTTGACGCCTTGGATCAAGGCGCAGGGCCCCGTCGTTCCTGCGCCCTTGGCTACCCCGCGGCCTCCCCAGCCTCCGGCTCCTAAGGGCCTGCCGATTATGGCGTGGATGCAGGGAGGCTGGGGTAAGGCTGATCGGGCCATCTATAGCAAGGAGGATGTCAACGCAATCGCGGCCCTCAAGCCAGACAAGGTCGCGCTGTCGATTCAGGCCACCGCGGACCCGGATGACGCCGCGGTCGCGATCACTCAGACCGCGCCCAAGGGTGGCAAGGAGATCGGGCAGTGGGGACTCGCCACGCTCCGGAACGACGGTAACGACGTCGCAGGCATGGTTGAGGCCATGGACGTCCTGGAGTCCGCCGGGATCGAGGTTATGCCGTACATCCTGAACGGCAAGATCGACAACGATGCTCAGTGGTACCGGTCCAGCGACGGGAAGCTGCTGCCTCTGATCGCCGCGCGCCCGAAGGCCCCGTACACGGCAATCCACTACCGCGGCCAGAACAGGCTGCGCGAGATCATGATGACGGACTACCCCACGTTCGTCCGGGCGTCCGACAACACGGATGGGCCTGCGGACTGGCAGGTCACCGACGTCAAGAATGCCTCCATCGGCATCCTCGGGCCGAATGCCGGGTCCCCCGGCTGGGGAGCAGCGAAGGAAACCTGGCCAGAGGGAGTGTGGGCCGTCGTCTCCAGCAAGGACGAGCAGGCTACGGCCGAGAGCCTGGCGAAGTCTGCCGGCGTGACCATCCTCGGCTGGGCAGTGCCCTCGCCTGAGGCGCTGGCCGCGATCAGGGGCCGATAGCGCGACGAAGCGCCCCGCCTGCTCTCGGGCGGGGCGCTCTGCCATCTCACCAGAGATGAGTCAGTCGGTGGTAGATGTTGCGTGCCGGGTAAACGACGAACGCGTTCCAGTAGTAGCCCATAGTCACCTCCTCTGCCCTATTTAGGTCGCCTTGACGTCGAGCCCCGCTGTACCCTGCCAATACGATCGGGACCTTACGTTTCACGTGAACCTACGAGTAGAGCTTCCAGGACGAGGCGTTCCCGTTCCGGGCCTCGAAGGTGAGGATGGCCGGCCGGGTCGAGTCCCCGGAGAGGTTTGTCCACCAGTCGGAGCCCCTGTCTGCGGAGGGGCAGGAGATGATCCAGCGGGCGTCCCCGGCCTGGCTGACGGCGAAGTTGTGCCAGTGCCCATGGACCAGGATTCTGGCGTCGTACAGGCCGCTCCTGCGCCCGAACGCGAGGTCCCTGAACCATCCAGGCACCTTCGACTGTGAGCCCGCCAGGTGACCATGTGTAAAACCGATGCGGGTGCCGTCGGCCGCCTCGACGGTGATGGCCTCCTCCCACTTCTCCGGGCGGAAGAACCTCACGTGCTCGTAGCCCCCGCGGTCGGCCACGATGTCCTCGATGTTGTGGGAGATCATGATGCCGAAGTCGTCGTCAGGGGCATTGGCTCGGCTGTTCTTTCCCAGGCCGATCCGCACTGCGCAGTGGTTGGACGGCACGGCTACGTAGTACAGGGACTCGCACAGCGGGGCGAGGAGATGGACGGCCTCGGCGTAGAGCCTCTGTACGGTCCTGATCTGGTCGGTGAGGCTCAGGTCGTTGGTCTGGGCCTGGCTGGCGACGTTCCAGAAGCCCTCGGTACTGTCGCCCACGTCGGCAAGGATGATGCGCCTGTACGGGGCCGGGCCCGATAGATTTGAAGCTATATCGTGAAGGGCTCGGCGCACGAGGCGCACAGTATCCTCGGTGCCTCCGCCTGCTCCAGTTTTCCCGATCTGAAAATCGGCCAAACAGACGACCGGAGTCGTCTTCCTAGCGTCCGCGAGGGCGCTGGGGCGGGGGAGGGTCGGCTCCCGGAAGACCGGCTCCAGGTCCTCCCACGCCAGGCGCTTGGCCTCCTCCATCTCTACGGCGCCGGGGCGGTACTCGATCTTCTCGTACGAGCCGTCAGCCAGACGGACGGTCTTGCCGCGCTTCGTGATGGCGCCTACAGGCAAGTCGAAGAACTCATCTCGGTTGAGGCCGTCGTGGCCCTTGCGCTTCAAGGTGCGCCGGTGCCGGCGAACCGTTGCCTCGGAGGTGTTGAACTCGTCGGCCAGGTCCTGGTTCGTCTTGCGCTCACGCTCAGGAAGCGCGTCGTTGGCGATGATCGCCTCATCCAGCGGGCTCATGGGTCTCCTATCTGGGAATTTGCTTGGACTGCTGGGGGAAGTCTATCCCCGTCCTCAGCCTTTTCCACAAGCTGGAAGCCATACTGAGACCTTAGTGACATCTACCACCACCGTATCTCGAAGATCGAATTACCTAGCCCGGGGTTCCCGGTTACCCTAGAGGAGTCCACTCACTACCGAGGAGAATCCAATGACATCCCTATCGACCAATCACCTCGCCTTCCCGGGCAACTTCAACCCGCTCACCGAGCGCCGCGTGTCGGCTCAGGCCTGGGCCAACGCCCTGCGCCCCTACATGCGATACGTGAGCACTGTTACGAAGGACGACGCCCTCGCCGTCCTAGCGGAGAACGGCAACGACCTCGTGCTGACCCTCACCGAGTCGGACGAGAAGCGCGGCCACTGGTCGCTGTGGACTCTGGAGGCCTACTCGCGCCGCACCGGCGTCGAGTACTCCTACAAGGTCGGCAACCTTCAGGACGTGCTAGGCTCTCTCCTGCACGAGCTCTGACCCTCGTCCACCACCTTCGGAGAGTCGGCTCGCCGGCAAAGGAGCCCAGAAACCCTCGGGATGCCTACCCGGGGGTTTTCTGTTGCCTAGATCACTCCCATGGAAGTTGTGAACACTTCCCCCATCACCTCACAAAATGTAGGCTGGACCCATCACCCGGCGACGGCGAATGCCGTCCCAGATAGGAGCAGTCATGAGCATCATGGACCTGGAGAAGGTTGTGAGCCGAGCCCGGAAGGCCGCCCAGGGCTCGCACACGCCCTGTGGCCCGATCACGTGGGTCTGGGGCAAGGAGGACCTGAAAAGTCTCGTCAAGGCCATCCACGCCTCCCAGAAGGTCGTCATGGACCTGGAGACCACTGGCCTGGACGAGTACGCGGAGGCCGGCGGAGACACCAACGGCGGCTACCCCGCACGCATCGTCCTCGCCTCCCTCACCCTCCCGAACGCCGAGCGCGCCGCGGACGGCGCCTACAACTGGCGTACCTTCGACGGCGAGCAGCCGATGACCTACCTCGTACCCCTCTCGCACCCGGCCTCGCCCCTGCTAGGCGCGTGGAGGAAGGTCATGGCGATCATCGGCCGCGAGATCAACCGCAGCGGGAAGCCGTTCGTCAACGCGAACATCAAGTTCGACGCTCGCTGGGTCTTCGCGCAGACCGGCGTGGACCTGTCCGACCGCATCGAGTGGGACACGACCGTATCGTCCCAGCTGGTGGACACCGAGGCCCGCACCCGCCTGAAGATTCGCGCCGCGCGCGACTTCGGCATTGATGAGTGGGATGACTTCGACCTAGGCACTCCCGGCGCCGCCGAGCGCGTGGACCTGATCCAGCTCGGAGAGTACGCGGCGCGTGACACCTACTACACCTGGAAGATCGAGGAGGAGCATCGCGAGCAGATGTTCCTGACCGATGACGAGGAGCCATTCGACTCCGACGACATCCAGATGGCTCGCCTGGGCAAGGTCGCCACCTACGTCGCCATGCCTACTGTGAAGACTCTCACAAAGGTCGAGCAGCGGGGCTTCCTGCTCGACGTGGACTGGGTTCACGCCAAGATCGAAGAGATGGACGCGCTGCGCCTGAGGGCGTGCGAGGACATCCTCGGCCTGTACGGGACCACCCCGGCCCCGGCGCCGGCGAAGGACGGCGTGACCACGGCCGCGACGTCGAAGTGGTTCCAGGGCTTCGTCGCCCAGGCCATCGAGGCCGGCGACCTCCGCGTGACGGCCCGCACAGACTCCGGCAACGCGCAGTGGAACAAGGCGGTTCTCATCGCTCAGCAGCGTCAGGGCAGCCCCGCCGCCGACGCCCTGCTGCGACACCGGGACGCTACCAAGACGCTGGAGTTCTTGCGCTCGTGGCTGGAGCTGCGTGACCCTAACAACGTGATCCATGCCACCTACAACGTCGGATTTGTCCGCACGGGAAGATTAAGTTCGAGCAACCCGAACGTTCAGCAGATATCGGCCAGGCTCAAGCCGGCGTTCATTCCCCGGCCCGGCCACGTCCTGCTCGATCTCGACTACAGCCAGGTCGAGCTGCGCGTGGCAGCGTTCATCTCCCGCTCGGCTCCGATGATTGAGGCGTTCCAGAGAGGTGACGATCTTCACAGGCTCCTCGCCGCGAAGATCGCAGGAAAGGCGCCGGAGGACGTGACCAGCCTGGAGCGTAAGCGCGCCAAGGCCGGCAACTTCGGCCTCCTCTACGGAATGAGCCCGGGCGGATTCCAGTCCTACGCCGCCACCGCCTATGATGTTTCTCTCACTTTGGCCGAGGCCCAGGCCGTCCACAGCGCGTTCTTCGAGATGTGGGACGGAATGCGTCAGTGGCACGAGCGCTCCAAGCGCCGGGCCTACGAGCGCGGCTACGTGACGTCCCCCATCGGGCGCACCCAGTGGCTCAGCGACTTGTACTCGACGAGCTCGTTCAAGGCCAGCCACGCCGAGCGCAACGCGCTGAACTCGCCAGTGCAGGGCTTCGGCTCGGACCTCATGCAGATGGCCGCTGCGTCAATCATGGGCACGTTGCCCGGCTACCCTCTTCCCCGCGTCGAAGGGGCTCACGTCGTGGCTACCGTGCACGACGAAATCTGCATCGAGGCCCCCGAGGACCGCTGGCAGGAGATTCTGGTCGAGTGCAAGCGCCGCATGGAGGACGTGAACACGTTCCTCCGCCCGCTCGACTGCCAGATGGACGTGCCCATCGTGGCCGGCCCGTCAGCCGGCACCCGCTGGGGAGTCCACGACCTGCACGACGAGGATGACCCGCTCCCCCAGGTTTGATACCTACCTCACACCAATGAGACATGCGTCTCAAATCCTCAAAACCGGGAATACGTTGGAAACACTAGCAAATCTGCCTATTCCCAAATCCATCCGAGACCTACACCACACTACTCACTCAGGAGAAATCATGCGCAACGCACTTCGCACCTACCCCGCCCGCAAGGCGACCATCCAGGGCCGCCCCGCCGTCCAGATCAGGGACACCAAGAACGAGATCGAGTACTTCGTCGAGATCACTGAGAAGCCCGACGCCGGCGGCCGCTACCACGTCGTGAACCTCGTGTGCCGCCCAGATACGGGCGTTCGGTTCCCCGACAGTGTTCCCCACAGGACCCTCTGTGAAATCGCCGCAAACGTGCTTGAGAGGGCCGAGAAACCTGCACGAGGGGGCAACCTGTACCACGGGGCGCCGGTCGAGACCCTGAGGGCGATGGTCGAGGAGGGCAGGACCCGCACCGACATCGCTCGCGAGCTGGGCCGCAGCGTCTACACCGTGGACTCCTGGCTGAAGCGGGCTCGACGCATCGATCCGACCTTCCCCGGCACGATGACGAAGGCCGGCAAGCGTCGCCCTCCCCGTAACAAGACCCCCTACGCAAGGGCTCCGAAGGACGCCTGAGCCCCCACGAAGGGCCCCTCCCGAGCCGGGAGGGGCCCTTTTGTGTGCCCTGAATCACATCTCAGAGGCCGTGACACATACTGAGACAGTTGTCCGCATAGTGAGAAAGTGAGGGCGGTCACGGCGGTTTAAGCGCGGTTGGAAGGGTAAATAATGCTTATGTCAAAATGTGTATGCCAAGTTACACGTTCCCCTTGACCCGGGCGTGTCGCGACGCAACTTCCGCGTGTCGGGCCCCATTGCTCGTATTAGTCCGTATGCCTGCATACTATTCCCAAATCGGGGTGTGATGAATGTCTAACTTTTAAACCCCTATTCCGTGAACAACCTCACCGTTTTGCGCTTGCAATTGGTCCCTGAAAGTGCCATCATGCGCGCCCGCGCGCGCCCACACACACTCGCGCCCCCGGGTCTCCTCCCCTGACGGAGTCAGGGGGAGGAGACCCGAGGGGCGCTCGTGTGTGTGGGTAGTGGAATATATGTGTATATATGAGCCAGGTCACACCCGTTGCCGATGCCGTTCCCGCACCCGTTGCCGGTTCTGACCCGACCCCTCGCTCCGCTGCGCTCCGCTTCGGGGTCGGGTCTTTGAACCCCGGTTCGAACCTGGGCCGTCGCAGGCGCCGGGGAGCCATCGCCCCTGCGGTGTCCGCGTGAGGGGCGCTGCGGCGCTGAGGCGCCGGTCGCCCACGCGTCCTCGCAGGTTCTCGGCTCCAGGCGGAGAGGCTTCCCTCGGGTCGCCGTGTTGAGGCTCGCTCCGCTTCGCTGCGCTCGGTCAACACGCCCGCCCCTCGGGCCTCTCGGCGACCGCGGCCCCGAGGCTCTCGAGGGCGTTCCACGGCCCGCACACGAACCTTCGTTCCTGGGAGAGGGCCGCACATGCCCCTCAGAGCCCGTGTAAGCGATTCTGACGGACTTTCACCCCACCTGCGCACTCTGGGAGGGGTACGGCCCTGAAAGGCGCTCAGACGGGCTTAGAACGGCTCTTAGGAATTCCGCGGCCCGAGTGGCACCGCGCCGCACCCCCCCCCTCCCCCTCCCCCCGTTCCGGGAGAGGCCGCGCCGCCCGCCACGGAAATGTGACGACACTCACCGCGAAATGGGCGCGCTCGATTTGCATCGGCCCCCCGGAAGGTGTTTAATAGACCCATCATCGCCAAGGGAGCGAAACTCCCCGGACCGGCCGCCGCAATCCAGCGGCGGATTTACGGCCCGACCTGAGGAACTAACCCGAGGCGATGAGATACCCAGTCAGCTGGGAGGCTTTGCGAGTACGCGATGGCCTGGACGGACGGGACGGCAGCGGGAACTACGCCCGCGGTCCTAAGCCAAGTCGACCACCGCTACCGGACTCGCACGGCCCGGATAGCTGGATCACATCAATCATCCTCACAGGCATCGGGAAAGGCCTTGCGTGTTCCCCATCGCCCCCGGCTCGTAGTTAGGGGCGGGCCGCCAAACGAGTCTCCGGAGTCGGTGAGGGTGTAGGACGGCGGGTTGAAGGCCCCGAGGTTCACCGATAAGCCCGCACAGGTCAGTGCTGGGGGGACGGGGACCGGAGGACAACCGGAAACGCGGCCCGAGGCGTCATCGACAGGTCCCGGACGCGGGGAGAAGCGGCCGTAAGGCGCCCCGCTGAAACGCTTCCTCGGGAAGGTCCCCGTCAGACGAGCCCTTCGAGACTGCCGTCACCACCGGCAGCTGCGATACGGCGAGACTGGCCTGGGAAGTCCCCCGTGCGATGGAAACCGCCCCTTCGGGACCGGTTCGGGATGTGGTGTTCCGGCCGGCGACGTACGCGGGAAACTGAGACAATCGATCCGCCGGACGTCTAGGCAACGTCCCATGAGCCTTCGTCATAAGGACTTACCCGCCGCGGGACGCGGCAACGCCGGCCTGAGTCAGGCCACCGAACGTTTGAAGTTCCACCATCCTCCGGGTAGTGTATGCGGGGCATACACCCGACCAAGGAGATGACATGCCCCGCCCCAGCAAGGACAAGCTCGTTCCGTACGTGGACGACCGCCCAGACCTCGACCAGCGGTTCGCACCGCTGGATGCCCCCACATCAATCGACTTCGGCCGGAAGCCGGGCAACCCTTCCAGCCCTCGTAAGTCGGTGACTTTCACGATGAGGGAGGCTACCTGGGAGAGAGTCATCCGCCGGGCAGCGCGTCAGGGCCTCCATCCCAGGATCGTCCTAGCACGCCTCATGGAGGCGTATGGGAACCGCGAGCTCGACCTCGCACCCCACCCTTCGGGAATCAAGGTGACACCGCATCGGACCACCTTCACCAATCCAGACAACCCCTCGAACCGGTGACCGGCTGCCTACCGGTCACCGGTTTCAGGGCATCCACCCACTTCACCGACCAACCTCACCCAGCACCCAGGACCCATGAGCATCACTGAGAAGCACAACGCGGCCGTCGTCGAGGCCGCCCTAGACGCATATCGCAGGGGGCTGACGCCCCTACCCATCCCCCGCCACTCCAAGAGCCCGGTGATGGCCGGCTGGACCAAGCTCCGTTGGCCGGACCCGACAACCGACACCGGGGAGGGCGAGGACGCCGTTCGCGCCGCCTTCGAGGAGTACACGGCCGGAGGTTCGACGAATCTCGGTGTCCTCCTCGGAGAGGCATCCGGGGACCTCATCGACGTCGATCTCGACCATCCGGCCGCGCAGCGGCTGAAGTCGTACCTGCTGCCCTACACGGCGGCGATTCACGGCCGCGAGACGTCCCGCAAGTCGCACTACTGGTACCGCGCCAAGCCCGGAACGCTGCCGGCGACGCGGCGCCTGCGCATCCCCGACGCATCGGGCCGGGGCTCGGGCGTGTCGGTAGAGATTCGCGGCAACGGGGCTCAGACCCTCGTACCGCCCTCGATCCATCCCGCCACGGCCGAGACCTACGAGTGGGAGGGTGAGCCCTGGGGCGGCGAAGAGGGTCCCGCCCTCGTGGACGGGACCGAGCTCCTGGCCCAGGTCATCCTCCTCGGCCTGTGCGCCGTCCTGCTGGACTCCTGGCCCGGACCCGGCCAGCGCCACGACGCCTACGTCGCCCTTGCCGGCGGCCTCCTCCGCTACGGAGACTCGCAGACCGTGCATCCCTTCTGGGAGCGCAACGCCGGCCTCGTCATCCGCACCCTGGCCCTCGCCACCCACGACGAGGACGGGGCCGAGCAGCGCGAGCGCGAGGCGATCTACACCACTAAGCGACGTCTTCGGGAGGGCGGGGAGGCTACCGGCTTCACCCGCCTGGCCGAGTACATCGGGGAGGAGAGCGTGCAGATCGTTGAGCGGCTGGTGCGCGACGCGGAGTCCGTGGCCGGCTTCGTGCCGGACGTGGCCGGCGATGTTCCGGGCTGGCAGCCGCCGTGGGCGCGTCAGTGGGACGGGCTGAAGATCGAGTTGGATGACTCCGCCCCCGCCCCCACCTTCGTTGAGGAGGATGACCCCGCCGAGCCCCGGTCCCTCGGCGACCTCGGGCCTGCCGTCGGCGCCGAGTCTCAGAAGACCCCGGAGCCTGAGAGGATCGCCGTTGAGGAGGTCTCGGAGGACGAGAATCTTGACCCACTCGACGCTCGCCCCTCGTCCTGGAGTCCGGTGGACCTGGAGCCCTATCTGACCGGGAAGCTCACCGTCCCAAACCCCGAGGTCTGCCGCCGCAACGACGGCGCATGCCTTATGTACCGAGGCCGCGTGAACATGCTGTTCGGATCATCGGAGTCGGCCAAGTCGTGGATCGCCATGGCGATCTGTCTCCAGGAGATCGAGGCCGGCGGGCGAGCCCTCTACCTCGACTTCGAGGACGAGCCGGTCCAGACGTTGAATCGTCTGCGCCTGCTCGGCGCCGTGGACGATGACCTGAGGGCCCAGTTCTCCTACATCCGTCCCGAGGGGCCGCTGGCTGACATGCAGCGCAATAAGTGGGGCAAGGACCAGCCGACCAAGTCCGGCGAGTTCGCGCAGGACCAGTTCGACATGGCCCTGACGTCCCTCGACCCGGACATCATCGTGGCCGATGGTATGACGGCACTCTACGGCCTGCACGGCCTGGACGCGAACGACGCCGTGAGCACGGACGTCATCACGTCGTGGCTGAAGCGCCTCACGCGCAACGGGCGCTCGACCGTCGTCATCATCGACCACCAGGCCAAGAGTGCCGAGAAGGGGTCAATGCCTATCGGCTCTCAGCATAAGGTCGCCATGGTGCAGGGCACCCTGCTCCAGGTGTGGCCCATCAAGCAGCCCATGCCCGGCGACGTCGGTGAGATGGAGCTGGTTGTTCTCAAGGACCGGCCCGGCCAGGTACGCGCCCACTCCCAGAAGACAGGCGGGCGCGGCAAGGCGCAGGTGGCCGGTGTGGTTACGCTCGACAGTCGGACGGAGGGGCGCTCGTCCCTCGTCATCACGCCTCCGCGCCGTACCCTGTCGGGGGGCGGGGGCGTGCTGAACGCCGACGGCGAGGACGTCAGCGACGTCGAGCGTCGCGTGGAGCTGGACTTCACAGACATGTCCAAGGCGATGGAGAAGCTGGCCCAGCGGCAGGACGATGAGGACACCGTCCTCGGAGCGTTCCACGGGGAGGTCGGCGTCGAGCTGAGTTCGCGGGACCTGTTCGCCATCGTGGACTCGGACCTCCCCAGGAAGCGCACCAAGGCGGCCCTGGACAGCCTGATCTCTCGTGGCTGGATCATGTCTGCCGGAGAGCGCGGGGGGCACCGGTACACATTGATCGCTGTCGGCGAGGACGGTCCTGTAGAGAGGGACCTGGACGAGAGCAATGACGAGAATGAGGGTGAGGTCTGAAGTGCGCGACTTCGATAAGCTACCCCTACTGACGCCGGAAGAAGCGCTTGAGCGGGCTCGGGAGATGGGCTGGAACCGGCCTATCTTCGACTACAGCTACCGAGTGAGGGGCCTGAATGACTGGAAGGCGATCGAGACCTTGCTGCGGCAGTACGATGTCGATGACGCCATTATCGCGTCGTTCGGGCTGGAGAAGTTCGAGGAAATCTTCGACGCGTTCGCCATGATGTCTGAGCGCGGCTGGCATCTTTGGCAGACGTCGGTAAATGTCTACGTCGGCGGTGAACTCAGAACCGTCCCGGCCATACGAGCGCACTACCGTGGCGCCTAGCCTTCGAATTGGCGCAATCTCAACGGAAACTACCCCAGTGACGTAAGTCACTGGGGTAGCCCTTTACCGAGGCTTGCATCATGGCATACGCGCTGCGTAGTCTTGAGCCATCAAAGAAGCGACCGCTGCGGCGGAAAGGAGAGATGAAATGGCACGCAAAGGATCGATGCGGGCGCAGCGCAAGCGCTGGGCGCAGTGGGAGGCGTACCGCAACGAGATGTACGTGACCGACGAGAAGGCCCTCGCTCGCGCCTACCGGGAGTACAGCCTGACCGGAGTCCTGGAGGACCCGTGGACCGGCGACCGGTACTGCCCCTCCTGCGAGAAGCCCGAGCAGTACTGCGACTGCGGCTCAGCCGCCTGACCGATCTACCCACCTACCGACCAGCCCCACCGACACTCTAAGGAATCACCATGAGTCCCAAGCCCGGAACCTACTCACTGACCTCCCCCAATGCCGTCTATGCCAACCGAGCCCTGAACCATGCCTGCTGGGCGCTGGGCGCCACGGTCTTCGTCACGATCCTCCGCCTCACGCTCCCGGCCGGGGCCCCTCTCGATCTCGTATGGGGACTTTGGATGCTCCTGGAGCTGCCGCAGACCGCCTACTTCGGAGTCAAGTCCATCAGGGCCGGCATTCGAGACGGGCGGACCCTTGCCATCTCGATCCGTGAGGGCGCATTCGTTTCGATTCCGGAGGACGCGGTCCTATGAAGACATTGCTGAAGGCTGTCGTATGCATCCTCAAGACCTATAGGAGGAGGGGCCGGTGAGCCGCAACGGAATCGTCAGCGCGGGGGAGATCATGCGCCGTGTACGGGAATCCCCTACCGGGGACGTCAAGGACGCCGACATTCTTACCGTCAAGGGCAAGAAACCCATCTCCTACGTACCGTCCAGGAAGGCGGGCCAGGAGAGAACCAAGGCAGAGCTCGTCGGAGAGTACCTCCGCTATCTGACCGACATCCATGACCGCCGCAAGGACCTTAAGGGAATCCCGGAGGAGAAGCGGCAGGCGTACATCCTCGCTGAGGCTGAGAAGGCCGCGGCACTGCACCTAAGGGAGAACCGATGAGTGGTGACAAGCATGCGGACAACATCCGACTGATCGACCTGAGCAAGTACATCCTCCTGAAGCGCGGAAGCGACGTCATCGCCGACACGATCATCTACCACGGCGACTGCTGGTGGAAGGTCCTCGGGAACAGGACCACGATGGAGAGCGAGGTCCTGTACGCGGAGAAGGCCGGCGGCGCCGAGGAGGTCACGATCCCCATCGACGACTCCAAGACGTACCTGACCATTCTGGAAGACGCGCCGTTGCAGTTCCGAGACGGCGAACTCCTCTCGACCGTGTGGCCAGACAAGGATCTGATCTACGTGGACAAGGCGTTCTGCAAGGCGGTCACGGGGCGCGGCGGGCTTTACGAGAAGGATGAGGTGCACGGGCTGTTCTCCCGCCGGAATGACAGCGCCGGCTACTGCTACTACGCGCCGGTCGAGCCCGAGGACCAGGGCATCGACAGGGGCTGGATGCTGGTGGAGCGCTATGACCTCATTCTGGAATGGCGTCCTGTGAACATCGCCGCGGTGCTGCGGGAGGCGATCTGAGTGCCGGCGTTCCAGTTCGGAGGTCCGCCGCGCTTCGCTCACCAGAAGCGCGGTCTAGCTAAACTTATCGCCTGCGACGGTGTCGGGGCCCTCCTCATGGAGCCCGGCACCGGGAAGACCGCGGTCACTCTCGACTACTGCTCGCTCCTGGCCCTGGCCTCGCCTCGCCGAGAAGCCCGCGTCCTCGTGATCGGCCCGCTCGCCGCCGTCGATCAGTGGGCTCTCCAGGCCCCGAAGTGGGTCAGTCCACAGGTCAACGTGTGGGCCGAGGCCCTCGGAGGCTCAGTCATGCAGCGAGTCGAGGCCCTGCGCTCCCGCGGCGGGAAGTCCGTCGCCAAGCCGACCGGCGGCAAAGGCCGAGGCGCCGGCGACAGCGTACGCTCCCTGCACGCTACTCGGGCCTGGGCGCTGGCCGCCCGACGAGCTGGTGTCGAGCTAGACCGGAAGATGGCGGCCAAGACCGGCCCGGACGTGCTGGGCGACGGAAAGCCCCGCCTCGTGATCGAGGCGATCAACCTGGACACCCTGTCCCAGCGCAGGCAGGTCGGCTCCAAGACGATGGCCGACGTCGTGCTGAACGCCGTCACTGACTTCGATCCCGACCTCGTGGTGATCGACGAGATGCACAAGATCAAGTCGGTCTCCTCCAACGCGTCTCGCCTGGCGGGACGAATCGGCTCACGTGTTAAGCGCCGGATCGGCCTGACCGGAACCGTCATTCCTCACTCCCCGCTCGATGTCTATGGCCAGTGGAGGTTCCTCGACCCGAGGGCGTTCGGCCGGGTGCAGCCGAACGGGGAACGCCGCGTGGCGACGTTCAAGCATTTCAGGGAGGACTATGCCGAGATGGGTGGGTACATGGGGCACGAGGTCGTCGGCTTTAAGAACCTGGACCGCCTGGAGGAGATCATGGGAGAGCGCTCCTCGGTCGCCATCAAGGATGAGTGCCTGGATTTGCCAGACGCCGTCGATACGGTCCTCCCCGTCGCGCTGAGCCCGAAGGAGCTCAAGGCCTACGAGGACATGCGAACGAGGCTCCAGGTCGAGTTCCGCAAGGAGGATGACGTCCGCGAGGCCGGCGACGGCGGGGACGCCGCCACCGCGGCCAGCAGGCTGGTCCGCATGACCCGCCTGAGGCAGATCACGGCCGGCCACCTGCCGGACGACGGGGGCCTGGTACGCGAGATCGGCCGGTCCAAGGCGAAGACCATCGCCTCCCTGATCCACGACACGCTGGAGGACGAGCAGCGCGTCGTCGTCTTCGGTACTTTCACCCGTGAGCTCGCGGCGCTGGAGGAGGAGATCGCCGATAAGCGGACCACGGTCCTGCGGATCGACGGTTCCACCAAGCCGGAGGATCGGCTGGCGATGCGGCAGCGCTTCGGGTCTGACGACCCGGCCCGGCTCGTTATCGTCGCCCAGATCAAGACCCTCTCGGTCGCCGTGAATGAGCTGGTCACTGCGCGGAACGCGATCTTCGCCTCGCTGCCCTGGCAGCGTGATGACATCGTGCAGGCTCGCGACCGTCTCAACCGACTCGGCCAGAAGAGCGCTACCACGTTCTGGTACGCGCTTGCACCGGGCACCGTGGATGACCTAGTCTTCCAGGCCTACCAGAACCGCACGGACTTAGAGAAGGCCCTTATGAATCATATCTACGCCGATAGGAAGTAGCAATTATCATGATCCCTACCCAGCGTCCTGAGGAGGACGTCATCACGGCCGAGAAGGCCACCTACTCCTCGCTCACCCTCCACCGCCGTTGCCCGCAGGCGTGGAAGTACCGCTACCTTGACGGCCTGCGCCGCGCTCGGTCGGAGGTCACCCCGGCCCTTGACTTCGGTTCGTGGTTCCACGCCGTCCGCGCCGCCGACCGGCTGGCCAAGGGCCGCGCCGAGGGGACCTTGAAGGTCGAGCTAGACGGAATTCAGACCACGAATACCGGCCCGGCGTTCCCCGGCACTGTCTCACCTGCCGAGATCGTCGACGCCTCCCGGGACTACTGGGACCGGCTCGGCGAGCCCGCTCGGGAAACCTGGCTGGAGTGGCTGGGACAGCCTCTGCCTCAGCGACTCTCACACGTCTACTCCGAGTGGCAGGAGTGTTGGGCCGAGGAGTCCGATAACGAGGCCGTCCTCGCGGTCGAGCAGCGCTGGGAGCGGGAGGTCCCCGGCACCGGCGTTACCCTCTGGGGCTACGCGGATGAGGTCTACCAGGACCGTAAGCGCGGCATCGTCGTGGTCCGCGACTGCAAGACCTCCGGTACCCTGGGACAGGTCACGAGCCTGGACGAGATGATGGACAGTCAGGTCCAGCTCTACGCCTGGGGCCTGGCCCCAGACTGCGCAGAGTGGGGTGTGTCAACGCCGCGGGCCGTCGCCTTCGACCGAGTTCGGTCCAAGGCGCCGAAGACGCCTCGGATCACGAAGGCCGGCAAGCTCTCAGCGTCGGTCAAGGACTACGACCTGAGGACGTACCTTGAGTGGTGCGCCAACGGAGTTCCCTTCGAGGGGATGAAGAAGGACGGAAGCGCCGCCGGCATGTACACAGCTGAGGAGTCGGAGATCGAGCGCCTCACCTCGCCGCAGGTAGTCTCCCAGTGGTTCTCCCGGCACCTGACCCCGGTCAGCCCGTACCTCGTGCGCTCCCACCTCCAGGCCGCGGCCGACACGTGCTCGGACATCGCTAAGACGCGTGTCCGGGCAGACCGGCGCGGCGAGGCGCCCCGCAACTTTGGGAAGGCGGCGTGCCAGTTCTGCGAGTTCGCGGACCTTTGCCGTGCGCAGATGGTCGGGGGTCCAGGCGGCGAGTACGCGCCGGAGGAGTACGGACTTCGATACCGTGAGCCGTCTCACAGCGAAAGATAACTCAACCGGCTTGCAATGCCCGACGTCATACACCTACAGTTAAGTCACCACCCAAACAGCGGAAGGAAATTCAATGGCCAGTTTCGCCGGCGTCAACATCGTTGACGTTGAGAAGGAGGCAGCCGACTACGGTCGGTGGCTGATCCTCGGAGCCCCCGGCTCAGGAAAGAGCTCTCTCGCCTCGACGGTCGCCACGATGGGCAAGACCCTGTTCATCGACCTCCCCGGGGAGAAGGGCACGCAGTCCTTCAAGAACGCGCCCTATGCCAAGAACATCGACGTGGTCCGTCCCGAGAGCGTCACTGCCCTGGACGACATCTTCTGGAGCCTGGACAAGGGGGGACACGGCTACAAGGCCGTCATCCTCGACAGCCTCACCGCCCTCCAGAAGATGACGATGCGGTACCTCACGGGCTTCTCCGAGACCGCGGTTCGTGAGATCAAGCAGGGCACTGCCCCGGCTGACCAGCGCACGTGGGGACAGGCCCTCGACATCATGACCGACACGGCCGTCTTTTGGTACGGACTCGCTGACGGAAACCGCAAGGAGCCGATGCACGTCGTCATGACCGCGCAGGTCAAGATGGTCGAGGACGAGATCAACGGGGGTGTGCGGCGCTCACCGGACGTCCAGCGAGGCGCTCAGTCGATAATTCGAGCCACCCCGAACTACATCATCTACGCCGACGTCGAGGAGGACCTTGACAACACCGGCCGTGATGACGGCCCCTCGCTGAAGCACATCGTCCGCTTCGGCACCGACCCGGAGTACGGGACCAAGGCCCGTATCCCCTACAACCTTCGCGGGAAGGTCCCGTCCGTCCTTGGGCGTGACCACCCCGTGACGCTGGAGAAGCTCTCCCGCTTCCTCGGCGTGGGCGGAGTTCCGGAGCGAAAGCCCGCCGCCAAGTCTGGCAAGTCCGACAACTGACACCCAGTAACCCAATCTCACAGGAGAAATCATCATGGCTCTGACCTTCGACTTCACCAACTACAAGGACACCTCCACTGCCCACGTCGCCCCCGGCACCTACCACGCCGAGGTCTCGAATTTCGAGGATACGACCTCCAAGGCCGGCAACGTAATGTTCGTCGTCTACCTGGAGATCACCGAGGGTGCCTACGCCGGCCAGCAGATCATCGACCGCCTCCCGCAGACGGAGAAGGCGATGTTCCGCTCCGCCGCCTTCCTCCAGGCTCTCGGCGTCAAGATCGCCAGGAAGAAGATCGCTCTGAACCCGAGCAGCCTGATCGGCCGCCCCGTGGACATCGTTGTGGAGGACGGAGAGCCCTACAACGGGCGAGTCAAGTCCGAGGTGCGCGAGTACCTCCGTGCTACCAAGCCGGCCAAGGCAGAGCCGAAGGACGACCCGATGGCTGACACCTTCGCGGAGTCCGAAGCCACCGCTGAATCGGCTAAGCCTGAGCTCGACACTGCGGCTGAGGACGCCGTTGAGCTCGACGTGGACGCCCTAGACATCGATAACCTGGACCTCTGAGACAGACGCTATGACGGCCCCCGCCTGGCGGGGGCCGTCCCGTAACCGGGAAAGGAGAGACATGGCAAACAAGGAGAGCGGCGTCGTAGACGCCATCCGACGTCGTATCGCTAAGGCCTGGCCAGAGTCGGTCACCTGGAAGATGCACGGTTCGGTCTACATGGAGGCAGGCATCCCGGACGTGCTGTGCTGCGTCGAGGGACGCCTGATCTTCCTGGAGGTCAAGCACCAGAAACCTGGCGAGTCCCGCGGGCACGCGCTGGCCCGCACGTCGGTCGAACAGGTTCGCCAGATTCGCCGCGTGCGCGCTGCGGGCGGTGCCGCCTGCACCGTCCTGGACGCTGACGAGGCTGAGTGGGCTGTGCGTGAGGCGCTGACCGGCTCGACTCTGTCGAGCATGTACCCCGTCGTTGGGGCCGGAGGTGATCTCAGTGGCGAGGGCTAAGCTTACCGCTACCGAATTCGACTTCGTCAGGCAGCTGGAGTGGGAGGACATGTCCCCGGCCCAGCTGAAGGCTGCCCGTGAGACCTGGAGAACCGGAGCCGTCTACCAGGACGAGGTGAACCCTCGGGTCTGGTGGGTGAGGTCTTACTCGGCCCGGAACACCGGCGAGACGAGGCGCGCCGACGGGAAGCGATTCCACCACGTGGTCCTGAAGTCGGATCACGGGTACCCAAGGTTCACGTGCACCTGCAAGCACGGCCAGCACTCGCGATGGGCGTCGTGCTGGCACGCCAAGACCGTGGCCCGCATCTACCGAATCATGGTCGATCAGATGAAACGTCGGGAGAAGGAGGACATTCTCAATGAGTACCGCAGCAAGCGCAGTGATTGACGACATCTCTGAGCAGCCTGACAGTGGAGTGGCTGAGGCTGGCGACGCTCTCATGATCGCCGGTGACACCGTCCTCTCCATCACGGCGGCCTGCGCCGGCATCCGTACGCGCATGGTCAGTGAGCAGGGCTGGAGTCTCGAGTTCGCCGAAACATTCTCCCAGGACCTGGCCCGCGCCCTCGTGAACCAATCATTGGCACCGTCCCATGACTGGAGCTCCGCCATGGAGGGGCTGTGACTACCGCGAAGCCTCCGGCGCCGCGGAAGCCGGCCCCACTGGACTACACTCGCCCGATCTGGAAGCGCCAGGACGGCGAGACCGAGGCCGCCTACGCCTCGTTCAAGACCTACCGGGACATGGAGCGTCGTCGGGTGCGGGACGCGCCCAACGGGAACCACTACTCGGCCCGATGGTCTTGGAAGGAGCGGGTCGAGGCTTGGGACAAGCACATGGCCGAGAACGAGGCGAACGAGCTCGTTCGCTACCGGATCGCCATGGGGGACCGCCACCGCGCCCTCGGCCGCAAGGCGCTGGAGAAGGCCGAGATGTGGCTCGACAGCCTTACCGAGGATCGAATCTCCCGGATGAGCGCCAACGGCATCGTCCAGATGATGGACATCGCGGCGCGCATCGAACGGGAGGCCGCCGGAGCCGGGGCCGACTCGGCCAAGGTGCAGATCGAGGTCTCCTCGAACCTGGCCGAGATGACGGCCTCAGCCACGACGTCGAGGATCGAGCAGCTGGTCGCCGAGGTTGAGCGCCGCAAACGTGCGCAGGGCCTCATCGACGCGGGCCCTGCCGATGTTGAGGTGATCGACGCCGAGCAGTAGAGTTGACCCGGGACACTGGGGCAGAGATACCGCCACCCTTTGGGATGAGGGGTGGCGGTATTCTGTATCCATATGAGATTCCGCCTCAGCGATAGGAGTTGCTTATGCCTAGGGCGAAGAAACCTTTGGAGCCGTGGGAGATGACCCCCGCCCAGCTGGAAGAGGAGCTGGAGGCGCTCATCAAGCGGCAGGCGTGGCTGGAGCGCCAACCGAAGTGTGACCGCCCCTCGTGTGACGGTAAGCCTCACGCCGGGGCCCCCTACCCGCACGACCCGACCTACCGTCAGGCGGCCGACCCGCTGGAGAGCGCTCAGCAGCTCGACGAGGCCTACGCCGGCCGGCCTCACATCCAGTACCTCTCCGATCGGCTGGCCGAGGCAGTGCGCGCCGTCGAGAACGGCGAGAACCGGTACATGACGATCTCCATGCCTCCACGCATGGGAAAGTCCACGCTGACTTCGATCAACCTCCCTATCTGGCTCCTGCGCCAGCACCCTGACTGGAAGATCGGCCTCATCTCGCACTCGCCCCAGCTCGCCACGGCGTGGGGCCGGCAGGTCCGCCGCTTCGTCGAGGAGGACGGCGAGAAGTGGGGGATCAAGATCGCGTCCGACGCCGGCGCCGTGAGTGAGTGGCAGACGACACGCGGGGGCGGTATCGTGTCCCGCTCGGCTCCCGGCCAGTCGATCACTGGTCTCGGCTTCAAGGTCATGCTCATGGACGACGTGGTTAAGGACTTCGCCGACGCTCACAGCAAGTCGAAGCGAGAGGCGATCTGGGACTGGTGGCAAGCGAACGCCGTCACCCGTCTGGAGCCTCCGTTCCTCTGCATCGCCATCGCCACCCGTTGGCACGAGGACGACTTCATCGGCCGCCTCCTGAACCCTGCCAAGAACCCCGACGCCGATAAGTGGGAGAACGTCATCCTCCCGGCCATCGCCGAGGAGGACGACCCGCTCGGCCGCGAGCCCGGTGATCCTCTCTACAGCCCGCTGGTCGAGGAGACTCGTGAGGAGGCCCTGGAGCGCTGGGACTCCTTGAAGCGCTCGGTCGGCTCGTACATGTGGGAGGCGCTCTACCAGCAGCACCCCACACCGGCCGACGGATCGATCTTCAACCTCGGTTGGCTGAGGTTCTGGACGACGGACCCGGCAAAGGTCAAGGACGGCGATGACTCGGTCATTCTGCTCCCGCGGGAGCGCCTGGAGCGGGGGCAGTGGCTCGACTCGTGGGACTTGACCTTCAAGGGGAGCTCGACGTCGGACTACGCCGTCGGCCAGCGGTGGTGTCGGCAGGGTCCAGATCGGTTCCTGATCGCGCAGCAGCGGGGGCAGTGGTCATTCACGCAGACCCTGGAGAAGATGCTGCGCTGGTGCAACGCCGGGGACCTGGACGACAGGGCGTCACCTGGGGGCTCCTTCGTCCACCAGCGCCTCGTGGAGGACGCGGCCAACGGCACCGCGGCCATCGACGTATTGCGCAAGAAGGTCGCCGGCATCAAACCGATCAAGCCCCGCTCATCAAAGGAGGTCAGGGCGCGTGCCGTGACGCCGGAGATCGAGTCCGGCAACGTCTACCTGCCGCACCCCTCGGACCCGGGCAACGGGTGGGTGAATGAGCTCATCTCCGAGATGCGGGCATTCCCGTCCGGCCGCCACGACGACCAGGTGGACGCGCTGAGCATGGGCCTGCTCGGGCTGCGAGACGTCGGCCAGGCGTCACTGTTCGTCCCGAGGGGGACGATTCGGCGCGCTGTGAGCGGTCTCTCACTGGCGGGCACGGTTCCACGGTTCTGACGGCTTGCATCTCCCAAGGGGCGGACGTATGATTTCATACGTCCGCCCTACCGCGTAAGGAGACCCAGTGAAGCAACGATCAAGCAATAACACTCCAGACGCCCTGTTCCGAGCCTCTCAAGAGAGAGTTCAGGAGCTGTCTCATGCCCTTCAGGACGCCTACTCCTGGGCATGCACCTCAGGGAAGATGTCCGAGCTGGACGGGATCATGCGGGAGGCGTGCGTCCCGATCCCGGCCGAGATCGTCACCCGCTCCCGCATGATCCAGGTGTGGAAGGAGGGCTTCAAGAAGCACCACGGCTGGACGATCCCCCCGGAGGAGGTTGATCCAGAAACGGAGCTCACCTGGATGCTTCACTACTCGTCCATGCTGCACTGCGCCCCGAATCTGTCTAAGCCCTCGGTCCGGGAGATGCTGTGGGCTATCGCCAGAGCGGCATCGAACCTGCTGAGTCCGGGCTCCGACGCCCTGTCCCTAGCCCTGGAGGAGTACATCCGCGCCTCCGTGAAGCACCCCGGCATGACTCTGGAGCGCGATGGGCACTCCGACGCCACTCGACTGTTCGCCCTCGTGGAGGAGATCGGCGAGGTCGCGGCCTGCCTGACCTACGATAATGACGCCGAGACCGGCCACAACTCGGACCTGGAGTCCGAGGTGATCCAGGTCATCGCCCTGGCCCTGGCCTGGGCTACCCGCTACCTGGACGACTGAATTTATAGGAGACACCTATGACATCCCTCAACGACGTTGCAGACTTGCCTAAGCTTCTAGAGGCTTGGGCCGGAGGCCAGGGTTACCGCAAGTCCTTCGGTATCGACGCTGAGCGCGCGATGGCCACAGACCTTCGTAAGCTCCTTTCGCTGACCGTCCAGCAGGCGAAGGCCCTGGAGGACTCCCAGGAGCGCGCCCACGCCCTGGAGCAGCGGCTCCCGACCTCTCAGACCGACGATCTGGAGCCAGCGCCCCCGCTCGCCGATCCTCTGGAGGAGGCCGCTCGCCTCGATCGCAAGGCTCGCCGAGACGCGAAGCTAGCCCGCGCGGCGCTCCAGCAGGAGGTCCTGGCCGCCTACTCGCGAGGCATCTCGAAGTCGGTCCTGAGCTCGGTCTCAGGCATGACTCGTCAGACTGTGGATCGGGTGCTCGGCCAGTGGAAGCGCAAGCCCCCGAAGATCGGCGACGGGGAGGATGAGACGCCTCTCACCCTGATCTGACTGACGCGGGCTTGCCCTGGGCCGTATGACGGCATACGCTTAGGGCAAGCCCGCACGACCTACTACCTAGCGAGGAACCATGAGCACCAAGACTTCAGCCACCAAGACCACCCGGAACCGCGTCTTCCAGTACCCTCAGGCGCGAATCAAGCCCCTCGACGCCGACACCACGCACGAGGCCCACACGTGCCTCGTCTACGAGAACGGCCAGGCCACCGCCCAGCTGAAGCGCTGCGGTCAGCGCTGTTGGGGGGTCTACCCGGCGGGGATGACGACCCCAGCCCTGTTCGGCGCTTCGGCCCTGGAGGCCGTGACTACCTGGCTCAGCGTACGGGGCTGGGAGACCGCATGAGGGCCCTGCCAGAGCCTCCCGAATGGGAGAGGTACCCCCTCCGCGCGGCAGAGCTGTGCGCCGGATACGGCGGCCTGAGCCTAGCCCTCGGGGACCGCCACCCAACGTGGGCGGCCGAGATCGACCCTCACGCGTCCAAAGTCCTGGCCAGGAGATTTCCGTGCACTCCGAACCTGGGGGACCTGACCGCCATTGACTGGTCGGCGGTCCCCGCAGTAGACGTCCTTATGGGCGGAACCCCTTGCCAGGACCTATCTACCGCCGGCCGCAGGGCCGGAATGTCCGCAGAGACCCGTTCCGGGCTGTGGCACCACATGTTTCGCGCTATCGAGGAGTTGAGCCCGAATGTCGTCATCTGGGAGAACGTTGCCGGAGCCCGCACTGCCCGATCCGGCAGTGTCCCTGCCCTCGGACGAGTGGTTACGGACCTGGCCTCGGTCGGGTACGGCGTCGTCTGGGACTCTGTCCGAGCATCCGACTGCGGGGCCCCTCATCGCCGGAAGCGGGTCTTCGTCCTGGCCTTCCGGCCCACTGCTGCCGACTCTCTCGGCATCCTCCTCGACCGGACCCGGCCTGCATGGGGCTGGCGGGATGAATCTTCAGACCCGGATTCACCTGCTAATGACCCCCGCCTCGGCGAGTACCGGGACAGGCTCAAGCTGTGGGAGCGCCTGACAGGCTTCCCGATGCCTGACCCTGAAGAGGACGCTCCGCGCGGAGGCCGGCGTCTCTCCGCTCGGTTCGGGGAGTGGATGATGGGCTTGATCCCGGGATGGGTGACAGGCGTCCCCAGCCTGTCCCGCACAGCTCAGATACGCCTCCTGGGAAATGGCGTCGTGCCCCTCCAGGGCCGCCTCGCCACCCACTCCCTGACGGGCCGAGCCTTGGAGATGGTCGCATGATCGCGTCACTGACCGCCGCCGCCGCGGCCCTGACCATCGGCCTACCGATCTTCGCTCTCGGTGAACGCATTCGCGGCTTCCGGGAGCGCCGTTACGGCCAACGCACCCCACCCACCGGAAAGGACACACCATGAGCAGATACGGATTATTTGACTGCTTAGCCCGCGATCAGCGTTCCCTGGTTACCGCCTATCGGAGCTGTTTGGCCGATGGCGGGGGCAGTCTCCTCCTGGAGGAAGGGGCCTTCGTCATCGACGATGAGACTCTGCCGGACCTGGACCCCTCCGTCGCGCTGTATCTCGGTGAGGGGGCATGGCTGGAGGTCCGGGACGGTCTCGCGCCTAGCGTCTATCTCACGCTTTCCGAGGGGTACATGGAGGCCCTGGCTCAGAACCCCACCGGCCCCGGGCATTCCCGCCGGCTCTACTGGTCATCTCCCACGCCTCCCCACGGGCTGGACGACCCGACCCAGAACTTCTACGGGTGCGGGGACGTCACGCTGTACGTCCCGGAGAGCCTGGAGCCGATGTACCGGGAGAAGGGCTTCTCCGAAGGGGGTGCTCCGAGCCGCTTCTGCCTGGAAATCTGGGACTACGAGCCCCCGGCCGATGACGTTCAGCCTGAGGCCGTTCCGGGAGAGGCCGTAGAGTCTCCGGAGCATTACACCTGGCTTGGACGGTCACTTGCCGAGCTCGGCCTGAGCGATGCCATCAACGTCGAGTCGTGGGACGTTCTGGACGCGGCCTTCCCCTCCGACCCCCTGCTGTGGAACTGCGGCAAGTATCTTCTGCGGCAGGGCCGAAAGGGCGGCGAGGAGAAGCGCCTGGAGGACCTGCGCAAGGCCCGCCAGTACCTCGACCGCCAGATCGCTCAGCTGGGTCGGGGAGGTGAGTGACCTAGATCACTGAAATGTGGGGATAGGCGGGCTAGCGCCGCCCCCCCGGAGCGGGGCTAGCCTTATCTTGTATACGGACCGCCAATAACCTCACAAAAGGACAGTGACATGAGCAACACTGAGAATCACTCCGAGACCTACGCCGAAAAGGTTGGCCGCATCGCCGCCGAGCTGCTGAACGTCCTGCGCGACGTCCTCGGCCCTGGGCGCCGACTGCCGGAACCCCGGGCCGCCTACGCCCGCTACGGCGACCACGAGGTCACCGTGCGCGACGGCGAGAACGGTCGAGTCGAGGTGACCGCGCACCTGACGACGGCCGGGGCGGTCAAGGAGTACTCGGCCCGCCTCACTCACGGCGACCTGGAGCCGCGGCTGTACCCCGCCGTCGGCCCCCTCCGAATGGACTGCTCCGAGGCGCCCGAGGAGCACCCCACCCTCACCTACGTCCTCCCCCTCGTCATCCGGCTCGGGCTGGCTGAGGGGAAGCTGGAGCGGGCCCGTCAGGCCCTGGAGGCGGCCGGCCGCGCCGTTGATGACTGCGGTCCGAACATCGTTTTGCGAGAGCCCTGCGCGTGGGGGATGCGGGACGTTGCCACCGTCGAGATCGACCCCGGCAACGGCTCTCTGCGCGCCCATGGCCGGGACGCCGGCCAGGTGCGGGAGATTCTGTACCAGGCCCACGTGTTCTAGACCACCACCACCACCACCACCCCTTGGGAGACATCATGAGCACCAAGACCGCCATGGCCGCGCAGGTAGCGGCCCAGATCGACCGTCAGTGGCCGTACAGCCGGCTGAACGTGACGAGCACGGATAGCGGGGAGTACGTGACCGTCGGCCCGAACAGTGTCCAGCTCACCGACGACTACTGGTACGTCCCCCGCGAGGGGCGGCCGAACCGCCGGTTCGGGTACGCCGGCGAGGGTCCCACCGTTATCTCGGACACGCTGATGGAGGCCGTCGCTCACAACGGGCGCACATCGGTGAGGGATCGGGTGACCGCCTTCGACGTTCGATGCTCGGTTCACCATGTCGGGCTCGTGTACGTGATCGAGCTTCCGACGGGGAAGGATGCAGTGATCGCCCCGCTCGACGGGGGCATTACTCTCGCTTATGGCGAGAGAACGCACTGGATGCCGACCATCGGTCACGCCATAGGGGCCGTGGGCGCGATTCTCTCTCAAGAGTAGTGACGCACGCCACTAAATACACCCCGCTTGCGGATTGCAGGCGGGGTGTATGCGTGCATACGCTAGGGCCATGAGAACGAACCGCCCCAGCCCCTCCGCCCAGATCGCCGCCATTGCCGCCGCCGCGGCCCTGACCATCACCACCTTCATCATCGCCCTGGCCGCCTTCGCCGTCGGCGCCTACCCGCACCGCCACGTCGAGGAACCCGCCACCACCGCCACCACCACCTCCTCGCAGGCCGAGCCCGCGGCCAAGGCGGTCCGCGGGGCGGCCGAGTCGCCGTCGACCGGGCTACTCGACCCCTCCGTCGGCCGCGGCGCCGACTCCAGGGTCTGCGCCACCTCCCCCAAGTCCCCTCGCTGCCGCCTTGAGGGCGGGGGCGGCATGTCCGCCACCCGAGGAGGCCACGCCTTGCGGCCGGCCACCGACGGCCCCGAGACCCTGCTCGACAGCGAGTGGGACGAGACCGGCCCGGCCGATATGCCGGGCCGCGCCCCCGGCCGCGGCGGCTGGGTCGGGGAGGAGGGCCCCTCCCGCGCCTGATCGGCCCCGGCTTGTGCCCAGCCCGTATGCCGGCATACGCTGTAGCCATGATCGATTCACGAACCGCCCAGCAGCCCATCAACCACCTCACCACCCAGGAGCCCACTGTGACCCAGGACACCGCCCCCTCCGCCCCCTCCGCCGACCGGCTGACCGACCAGATGAAAGTTGTGGCCGCCGCCGCCTCCGCCTCCCTCGGGCTGGCTCGGGGCACCGAGTGGCGCACCGGCCGGATCGGCCTCATCAAGGAGCACAGCCCGCTCCAGGCCCGCCTGAGGGTCGAGGAGGGCCGGCTCGTGGCCCGGATGACGGGCCGCGAGCGCGGGGGCCGCGAGGTCGCCGGCGAGATGGCGGACGTGATGGCCGCCCTCGTGGAGCACTTCGAGGACTGACCGCCCCGCCGCCTCGGACGGCTGCGCCCCGCCCACCTGACAGGTGGGCGGGGCGTTTCTATGCCCGTGAGGGGGTCTGAGAGCCTCTCTGACGGACTTTCAGGGCCGGATAGGGCCGTCATACGGGTGCGGGGCCGTTAGGCCGTCAGAGAGGCTTACACGGCCTCAGGGCCGGGGCGGCTGCCTGAGGCTGAACGCGGCCTGCCCTTACGGGGCAGGCGGCGGGCGTTGGGAGGGGCGGTCCCGTGAGGCCGTGTGAGCGCCGTAGACGGTCAAACGCCCCGGTACCTGGGTGCTGGTACCGGGGCGTAGGTGTTAGGCCGTCAGAGGCGCTTAAAGGGCGCTTGTGAGGCGCTCCAGGGCGAGCCGGGCCGACGGGGCGTGGGCGACGGCGGCCGCATAGCGATCCTGCCAGCGGGGCAGCTGGTGGGCGCCGGTGGAGGTGGGGGTGGCGAACCAGGCCCGCACCGACAGGCCGCCGGCGGGGGAGGAGACCAGCTCCTCGGGAATCCCGTCGAAGGCGCGGGGGTCCTCGCGCAGGACCACGGACGCGGGAGCGGCGGCCCAGGCCGGGACCCGCTCGATGACGGCGACGGCGTGGCCGCCCAGCTCGCCCCAGGTCCTGGCGCGGCCCTCGCCCTGAACCCGGTGGGCGGGGGAGGGGGAGGCGACGATGCCGACGGGGCGGCCGGCCCGGGGGTGCGGGGTGCCGTTGGGCAGGGTGGCCGGGTACAGGGCGATCTCGTCGTCGAGCGAGTGGTCGATGACGCGGTAGGTGGTTCGAGGGCTGTCGGTCCTGCTGAGGGAGTAGCGGTTGCTCATGGGTGGAAGTATGCATGCATACAGGGCTGAGGTCAAATCCGGCTCGGTCGGGAACCTGGGAGAAACCTGGGAACTTAGTGTGGTCCCAGCCACAGGTCCTATCTATAGTTATGGCTTACTCCCCCCTACGGGGGGAGTAAGCCTATAAGTTAACTTATAACTTAGCATACAACCGCGCCATTCCAAGGAAAAGTACGTATGCCCCGCATACATTCGGTGGGGGCAAGTGTATGACAAGTTACATGTGACCCAGATCTCTTGCCCGCCATCATACGTCACTTTGAGAAATTAATTTCTGTGACTGCATTCACATACCTGGAGGTACAGGTGGAGATGAACCTGGAAGAACCCTGAGAAACCTGGGAGAACCCTGGGAACCGCTACAGCGGGGACCGGCATCGGATCGGCCCCGAACCACTGCGGAGGCGGGTCAGTGGCCGGAGAAGGTGGAGCCGTACGCCCTGACCGGCCGGGGCCGTACAGGCCGGAAGGCGGGGGACCTGTACCGATCCGGCGGGGACCGTCTACGTACCGCCGCCGGCGCGGCGCTCGGACCGTCGAGAACGTCTCAGGACTGCCGGAGGCGGTCGGAGCCCGGGGGCCGGGAGCGCGATGGCGCAATACCGCGGAGAAGTAGGGGCGGTGTATGCCGTCATAACGGACTTTTCGTTGCAATTGCAACGGTCGGAGAAACCTGGGACGGAATTGGGCAAGCCGTGGACCGGCGCCGCACCCGTACCCGTCCCATAGGCTAGCTATGGAGCGGGTCACACAAAATGGCGGGATAGGGGTGCCGGTCCGATCCCATCCCGACGCCGGTCCGCGCCCTGCTTGTCCCCGGCCGACCGGCCTGGC